TAAACTGACCCACTACCGAGATTTCGACTTCAACGACGGCCACGGAACCCTCCAGTTCTTCCTGACTGGCACGGCCGAATGGCTCGGATCGAACGCAGGCCACACCAATGAGTTCATCGTAGCCGGCCAGCACATCAACGCCGCTACCCCCGGCCCCGTGACGTTCGCCTACACGCCGGATGTGGAGTTGATAATCCAGTTCCGGGATCTGACCACCGGCACGACATACTTTTCAGGCCCGGCCAGCCGCAACCCGGACGGTGCCCCGCATGTGTGGACCGAGCAGAACCCAGTCCCCGAACCGACGAGCTTGGTGCTGGTGGGATTGGGGCTACTCGGTCTGAGCCGCTTAAAGAAGAAGTTCTGAGTGGCACGTTTCCAGCCCGCCGCTCCGTTTTGAGGGAAGAAAAAGGGGAGGGGAAAGAAACCGTAGGTGTCGTTCCCCTCAAGTAGCCGACTTATGAGCCAACGCACTCTTTCGGTGAAGCTCCAGCCTCATGGCACCAAGGAAATGCGGGTCACGCTGTTCTTCCAGGTTGGCGACTGGGCGGTAACCCAGGGACTCTGCACGGCCCATCAGAATGGATGCTTCCGGCTGACCCACGTGCCCTCGACCTACTGCATTCCGGTGTGTCTGCACGGTCTGGCGTTCGCTCAGAAGATAGCCCGGCGCATCAACGACGCACTGCCAAAGTTCAAGCAGAAGCCCAGACCTGAGATTCTGCGGCAACTCAGCGGCATCGTCAAAGACATGCTGACCGAGGATGGGCAGGCGCTGGAACTGATGCCGGGCTACCAGCCACTCTCAGCGAAGGGCTGAAGCCCGCCGATCCTGCCCCCGCCCGATATAGAGCGTCGAAGCCACCACCCGCACGTCCTCCCCGCTGAACTGCACCGGCAGACCCTTGGCCGCGGCATGGGCCCGGGCCGTCACCAGAACCTCCACAGCTTCATCGGCGCATCTGAGCCACTCGGCCTTGGGGTCTCGGTACGGCACGCCGTTCTTCGTGGCATGGCCCGTCTGCTGCGGTTTCGTCTCGGCAGCGGCCGGTTTCGTCTCGGCAGCGGCCGGGTTCGTCTCGCGCTCGGCGTGTTTCGTCTCAATCCTGCTCACCTGCCATTCGATCTTAGGCCGGCCAACGTTCGGGACCGTCGCCTTGACGATCTGGAACGGCTCGCCCTGGACAATCCCGAGCTTAGCGATCTGCTCAGCGGCAATCGGCGGCAGATACATGCTGCGCTCGCCGGCGGGCGCCAGGCAGAGGCTGAACAAAACCCGAGGCCCAAACTTTCCAGCAAACTCCTTGCCGGTCGGATAGCTCAGGGCCACGCGAACCGGCGTGTTGACGGCAAATTTCAAGATACTCATGATTCCGCTCCTTTTGCTGCTGGGATCTGTTCTGCTTCTTCTTCAGCAGCCTTAAACTCAATTGTGGCTGCATCGAACTCTTCACTTTGTGCGGCCGTAGGATCGAACGTGTTCATGTAGGCTGAATGCGCCCTGATGTAGCGTGTCTGTGCAGCCCGTTGCCGTGGCGTCAATCGAGTGCTCATGTAATCCTTCTGGCTTGAATTATCCGGTACTCCTCATTCAGCCCCTGGATGGCGGCTGCGAAACTGACTTCGTACTTCTCCTCGAACGGGCCGTTGTTCAGCCGCTCCGTTTCATCATGATGGACCCGGCAGAGCGGCACGGCGTTGTGATCGTTCGACCTGGCCTGTCCGTAGTGCCCGACATGATGAGGGTCGGATGAGCCCCGGCACTCCCGGTTTTGGATCATACACGGAAGCGAGCGTATCCAGCGGAGGTACGCCGGATCTTCGATGCGCCCGCGGCGGGGCTTCAGGCGGTAAGGTCGCAGTCTCGTGTAGGTTCTCAGGCGGGTGTAGCGGTGGAGCATGGTCAATCAACCTCCGGGGTCTTCGGCCGAATTCGCTTCCATCCGTTAACTTTGTGAAACCAGGAGAGTATCGGCCCATGACTCACGACGCAGGCGGGAGCCAGAAACACATCAATACGAGACCCCACCGGAAGCTCACCTTTCAGCCGACGCACGCGGCTGTCACGCTCGGCGGCACCGCAACACGCGTAGCCGCACATGGTTTCATTGGGCTTCATCGCCCGCACATGGTACCAATTGCCTCTCATCGTCCATCACTGCCTTTCGACTCTAAATTCAGCTTGGACGTGTACCAGCTCCCAATCGGCATCCACTGGCCGTACCGAACGCCGCCACTCGCGCTCCTCACGCTCCAATTCCAGGCGGGTCGCCCGGCTGTAGCGTAACCGAGAACAATCGAGCCGATGGGCGGGTAATTCGGCGGCTGGGAACTCGCCGTAGCACCAGGCGCACAGCACGGTTGCGGCTTGTACGAACCGTTCCGCCGTTCCGCAGTCCTGACAACTCCACCCCGTGCCGGTCCAATCCAGGCGCGGGCTCCCGCAGGAGAGGCAGAAGAGGACAGTGGAATCAACGCTATCCTGTTCTATCCCCTGGGTTTCTATCCTCTCTCTTGCCGCAAGCATAGCCCCATTATGAGGGAGGTGGAGGCGCTTGTCAAGAGAAAAGTGTACTTTCCGCTTGAATTTTCTTACGGCAAGCCGTATACTGTCCAGGATGGCAACGCAACGATTCACGCTGCAAGAATGGGCTCGTCGTATGGCGAAGAAGCGGGCCGAGTCCCTGACTCCCGAGCGGCGCCGGGAGATCGCCTCCAAAGCTGGCCGAACCCGCTGGCAGAAACACAAGAAAAAGAAGAAAGGCTCTTGAACCGTCAACCCGGCTCTGGTATACTGACCACCGCGGCGCGAACCGGCGGCAGTACACCGACCGGGTAGGAAGCCGGAGGCAGCCTGACGGGTCGGGACTCTCTGCTCGGCCCGTCGCTGCCCAGTCACAGAGAGGACTGCATGAAGCGTGACGCTCCTGACCACCCAAAGACGCTGAAACTCGCCCAATTGTTGGGGGTCGCTCCGGCTACCGCAGTTGGCCTTCTTGAGTTGCTCTGGCACTTCACCGCCCGGTATGCGCCTCAGGGCGATATTGGAAAATTCAGCGACCAGGAAATTGCCCGTAGCGCGGGGTGGATTGACGTGTTGCGCTTCCGTTCTAGCGCCTTGACCACCGAAACGCCGGACAAGTTGACCACCGAAATGCCGGACAGGTTGACCACCGAAACGCCGGACAAGTTGACCACCGAAACGCCGGACAAGTTGACCACCGAAACGCCGGACAAGGTGACCACCAAAACGCCGGACATGGATCAAGTGCTGTGTTTTGTTAGAGCATTGATAGATTGCCGATTACTTGACAAATGTTCAGAAAGGCGCCTGTTGATCCATGATTGGGCCGTACACGCTGATGACGCCGTTCGCAAACGTCTGAAACGATACAATTTAGACTTCGTGCTACCCTTGTCCGCCAAAACAGTGGACAAGTTGACCACCAAAACGCCGGTCAAAACGGCGGCCATGGGTGCGACCCAATGCCGCCTGCCTGAGCCTGAGCCTGAGCCTGAGCCTGAGCCGGCGTCTTCGCCTGAACATTTGTTAACCCTCCCAACCCCGGAACGCTTTACGCCGCCGGTTACCCCAGATGAAAAAATGGCTTGGGTACGACAAAGCCTCCACGGCTACGTCCAAGCCTGCCACGGATACGAGTGTTCAACCTGGAAGGAACCCGATCAAGAGCTTTGCCGTAGTTTCCTGAAAGCCACCAACGGGGTCAGTTTCGCCCTGGTCGGAAACTGGCTGCTTGAAATGCAACGCAAGGGCGAACATCCCACCCAGAACTACGGTTGGTTCCTGTTCATGGCGGAAAAGACGTGGCATCCCCCCCGGCTCACCAAAGCGGTTGCCTCCATCCCGGAGATCTCATGAACCGTACCGGCATTGAGTACCTCGACTTCACCTCCAACCCCATCGTGGGCTGCGATATGAGCCTGCCCTGTGCGGAGAGATGTTGGGCCCGGCGCATGGCGCGGAGGCTCCGCAGTGCTGGCATCAAGCAATACCAAGACGTGGTTGACCGCGAGGGAAACTGGACCGGGAAGACGGCATTTAATCAGACCGCCCTGGAGGAGTTGTTGCACCGGCGTCAGCCCGCCGTCATCGGGCTCGGTTTCATGGGAGACGTTTTCCATGAATCTGTGCCCGACGAGTGGCTGGACCGGATGTTCGCGGTGATGGCGCTGTGCCCACAGCATCGGTTCATCATGCTCACCAAGCGGGCGCAGAGGATGAAGGTGTATGTCGGCAATGTGGCCAGTAATCGTCTGAGCGACTGGGCAGACCTACTAACGGGACCGGCGGCGATCACCGCCTACGCCAAAGCCCTCGGCACATACCGATGGCCTCTCCCCAACCTGATCCTGGGCGTCTCCTGCGAAGATCAGGAGCGGGCCGATGAGCAGATACCGGACTTGCTGGCTACCCCTGCGGCGATGAGGTTTGTGAGTCTGGAGCCGTTGTTGGGCGAGGTGTGTTTGCGGGACTACCTTTCCGACCCTGAACCATGCGACGGATGCGGCGGCACTCACATGCTGTCGTCCGAACAGTGTGACAGGGAGCCCGACATGCCGATGCAATTCCGTGGCCTAGATTGGGTGATCATCGGCGGCGAGTCAGGGCCGGGGGCGAGGCCGATGCACCGCGAGTGGGTACGGTCGATTCGGGACCAGTGCGTTGCGGCAGGCGTGCCGTTCCTGTTCAAGCAGTGGGGGGAGTGGATGCCCGTGAACCTCCATGGCATCAGTCATCAACGCGTCGGCAAGAAAGGCGCTGGTCGGATGCTCGACGGCAAGCTGTGGGACCAGCGACCGGAGGGGTGGGGATGAAAGCTCTGACCCTGACGCAACCCTGGGCCACGCTGGTGGTGATCGGCGCGAAGCGGCTCGAGACGCGGAGTTGGGGCACGTCCTACCGCGGGCCGTTGGCGATTCACGCAGCGAAGGGATTCCCGCAGGAGGCACGGAGGTTTAGCGCCGTCCCGCCCGTGAGCGTGATGCTCGGTAGGCACTATGAGTATCCGCGTGGAGCGGTGCTGGCAACGTGCCGGCTGCTTGACTGCATCCCAACCGAGAGCATCGAAGTGAGCCCCTTATTCCGCCACTTGTTCACGAAACAGGAGCAGGCATTCGGAGATTATGGAGGGGGCCGGTACGCTTGGATTCTAGACAACGTGCAGCCGCTACCGGGGCACATCCCAGCAAAAGGCAGCCTTGGGTTGTGGGAATGGGACCAGCGACCGGAGGTGCTCCATGGATAGCGAACAGGCCGACTTCTTCAAAGCGAAGCTCCTGCCCATCATCCGTGAGACGGCCGAGGACCGGGAGGAGCCGCGCCATGATCGCAACCCGCTACGCCCGATGCTCCGGCAAGTGATCCGGTACGTCGATTACCTGGAGGCGAAAACGGAGGTCTCCCATGCCTGAACTCGCCGAAGGCCCCTGCTCTGAGGTGTGCGTCTTGAGCTTCGACGGCGAGCCGGCCGACTTCTATCGATCCAAAACCAGGACAGCCCGCAAACGCCACGCCTGCTGTGAGTGCCATGAGCCGATCCTTCGAGGCCAACCATACGAACATGTATCGGGAAAGTGGGAGGATCATGTCGGCTCGTACAAAACTTGCGTGCTGTGCATTGAGATCCGCGGCAAGTTCTCATGTGGAGGTTGGGTATTCACTGTGATGTGGGAGACGCTCCGTGAGGGCCTATTCCCCGATTTGACGTTCGGCTGTCTCGAAGGGCTCTCGGTGGCGGCTCGGGAGAAGGTTCTGGCAGCCTGGCGGAAGTGGAAGGGGCTCACGGAATGAATTCCGAAAAAAGGGAAGAAGGGGGGTCGGGGAAGAAACCACAGGTTGCGTCCCTGACAGGTGACGATTTGAAATCTGAGTCCAACGAGTTGTCCTGATGCCCCGCTACGAAGTCCGTTGTGAAGTGGAAGTGCCGGAGGTTATCGGCGCAACGGATCAGCAAGTCGAAGACTGGGCGTGTTTCGAGTTGCATGAAAACTCCATGCTGCGAGACAATCCGCTGTCGCATGTCGATTTTGAAGCCGTGCCATTCACGGTGAGGGTGAAGAGGTTGCGTTAATGCCATTTCAGTGGTACAGACCCATGGGAATCCTCAAGGGCCAGAAACACTTGAAGCTACGCACTCAGGATGCGGTTCTGTTCACCCGTGCGCGGCGCCCCGTGAGTCTGCGTACTGGCCGCTGTGTGAACTGCTCATGCCTGAAACGGGCCCATGCAGAGGACGGCGCCTGCCCAGATGAGGGAGGCATGTACGCCACCAAAAATCTACCCAGGGGAAAGACCTGCGCCAACTGTGCGCATGTCCAGGTGTGCTGCCTGATCTTGAACCAACTCCCCGAGGACCAGACGTGCCAGTTTGAGCCGGTACGCTTCTACCCGATTGCGGCGATGGAGAGACGATGAGCGCCCGCTGTGAACGCTTGGGAGAACTGGACCGGCTCATCGTTGCGGGTCAGGGTGATCATCCTGTCCGACGTGATCGCCCTGGCTCTGGTCCGCTCCGGCCACCGCTTACCACTCCCCATCGGGCCGAGTTGGACGTCTACGCCGCCAAGATGAGAGCTGGCATGACCCGCAACACCAGAAGGGCCGACATGCTGACGGGTTGGCCCCGGGCCCGCAAGATCATCGCCTCCATCGCTGCAAAGCATGGCATCGAACCGCAGCAACTCCAAAAGAACGGCGAGCACGGCGGCCGGTTCCATTTGATCGTCCAGGCCCGGGCCGAAGCCATGACAGCCATAAGGCGCGAGTTAGGCTACTCCTTCCCGCTCATCGGCCGGGTCTTCGGTGGGTTTCATCACACCTCCGTGATGCACCTGGTTGCGAAACTCGCAGCCGCGGTCCCGGTCGAGCGGCCTACGGCCCAGGCTCAGTTGGACGTTTTGGAGTCGAAAGCCGAGGAGCTATTGCGGGGTCTTGCCGAGTTGCGGGGCATGATGGGAGGCGGGGGGTGAGCTACCGCATTCTCCAGGGAGACGTAGCCGAGTTGCTGCCCAAGTTGGCTGCCTGTTCCTTCGACGCCTGCCTGTGCGACCCGCCTTATGGTTTAGGGTTCATGGGCAAGTTGTGGGACCACGGAATACCATCACCGGAGATATGGCGAGAGGTCTTGCGCGTTCTGAAGCCCGGTGCATTTCTACTGGCCTTCGGTGGCACCCGTACTTGGCACCGGCTGGCGTGTGCCATCGAGGACGCTGGGTTCGAGTTGAGGGATACGCTGATGTGGCTGTATGGGAGCGGGTTTCCGAAGTCGCTGGACATCTCGAAGGCGATTGACAAGGCGGCAGGGGCAAAGCGAGAGATTATCGGAGAGAACCCAAATCACAGACCAGTTTCTGGTGTGCAATACGCAGGCATCTATGCAGGTGGTAACACCGGAGGTCCTAGTATCACTGCCCCTGCCACTGATACCGCCCGCCAGTGGTCCGGCTACGGCACAGCCCTGAAGCCTGCCTGGGAACCCATCCTACTCGCCATGAAGCCCTGCGAGGGGACGTTCGCGGAGAACGCTCTGAAGTGGGGGGTGGCGGGGGTGGGGATTGATGGGGGGAGGGTCGAGACAACTGAAAAGCTTCAAGGGTCAACCGTCCGTGACGATATTCGTGGCGGAAAATTCGCGCAAGGGCATACGCCGAACCCCGGAGACATCCCCGATTTCCAACAGTCTTCACTTGGTCGCTGGCCCGCCAACCTCATCCTGGACGAAGAGGCTGGGGCGATGCTGGATGAACAGAGCGGGACCACGAGCACGACTGGCAAGCGTAGTCCTCGCAGCCAGAGCGCCCGTGTGGAAGGCACGGCATGGGGCACAGACAACCACAAGAGCACTGAGTATCCTGGCGACTCCGGCGGTGCATCCCGTTTCTTCTACACCGCCAAGGCCAATACGGACGAACGCGACAAGGGCTTGGACACGGTTACCAAGCGCGGGCGCAATATCCATCCGACCGTGAAACCGTTGGACCTCTGCCGCTACCTGGCCAAGCTCCTGTTGCCGCCGGCGAGAAGCGAAGCCCCACGCCGTATCATTGTGCCGTTCGCGGGTTCAGGTTCGGAGATGATCGGAGCGTGGAACGGGGGCTGGGACGAAGTGGTGGGTATTGAGATCGACCCGCACTACGTTGGGATCGCTCAAACCCGACTCGACAATCTGTTACCCCTACTGCAAGGGGAACCCCCATGCTCGACCTGAAGCTCACCTTCCACGCCGCCTGCCCAAAGCACCCGGTCTACCGGCCCTCGGACGGAAGAGGAGCCATCCGGGGCGGCTGCATCTACTGCGAGGCGCTCTACCGGATCAGCCAGGCCGAGGCGCCGGTCGTTCAGGCCATCAAGGAGTTTGAGGAGTTGATGGACCGCTACCAAGTCAAGCACCTGCCCAGGGCGAGACCCAAGACTGTGGAGCTTGTACAGACAGAGTTGTTCGAGATGGAGGCACGCCGCCGATGACAGATTCAGATGTGCTGGATTGCTTGAAGCTGGCAGGGACGAAACCCTACGGTTTCTTCCCCGCCGCCCCCTTTTTCCCTGATCGGCAGGACAGACCATTATGGAGGAGCTGATGTGGGAACAAGACCAGAGACGGCTCGCTTACGAGAAACTGGTAGCCCTCAGCAAAACCATGCCCATGATTCTGGACACCCGGGTTCATCGCTACCTGGCCGTCGCCAGAGCGACACGGGTAGGCTGCTTCAGCACCTTGGAGATGGCCTGCGGGGAAGTGGACCTGCGCGTTTCAGTCTACCGCGACACGTTCTGGGGCGAAACACCGATGGCCCACACCGAGAGCTACGTGATCGACTTGGTGCGGGACAAGATCTACGAACGGATGCCACGGTAGCTCAACGCCGTGGGAGGTATGACGGAGGAGGTAACAACATGAGCTTGGACGAGCTTCTCGACTATTGTGCGGAGCACCAGGATTCGATCTGCGTTCGCTCCCAGGTCAATGGGAAATGGGAGAACGTGGCGTTAAGCCAAGTGCCATTCTGGGACGCTGTTCGGTTTGTTTTGGGCTGGTACGACAGAAAACATCTCCCTGTACATGCGGCGCCTGAACAACCCGAGGCCCCCCATGGCTGACTGGCACTACTGCTCGCGCTGCATGAACCAGTTCCCCGACCCGCCGGCTTACCACCGCTGTCACGGGGGACCGTTCTTTTGGGTGATCTACCGGCTCTGTGCTCTGGGTCGGGTGGCGTGCCACCTGATTCAGCATCCGGCCGTCTTCCCGTCGTTCTGGATGGAACCGGGAGGCTGGAGATGCCCCTGCGGCCGGCACGGATCTACCCACAACTTCGGGGGATGGGACAAGACCGGGTGTTGGAGGCGGGAGTTGAAGGGGTTTTGGAGGAGGGGCGGGATTTCGCCCGAAAGACACCACGGAGGCGCTCAATGAGGATGAAGACTGAAGAATCAATAGTATACGAAAAGAACGGGCTGCGGATCAGCCGCTATGATTGCGGCTGGCATGTCGCTGAGGTTGCGAAGACTGGCCTAAAGTCTCGCCGGCCAGGCGAAGTATGTCTGCGGAACATGACCTATCATCCCTCACTGGCGGCCGCATGTGAAGAACTTGTAATCCGCTCCACGGACTCCAAAGAAGCCAAAAGCTTGGCAGAGTACGCCCGCAACCTGCGCGAAGCTACCCAGGATTTCAGACAGGATGCCCAATGTTGGGCCGTAAAAGCGCCGTAGCGCGATTTAGAGGGGGGGGGTGCCGTTACCCACGCGGCGACTACCCGCGAACGCTCCTAGACGCCTCTGGCGCGTTTCCGTCTCTTAAATTTCGACTCTAAATAAAGTGTGGCGACCCCTTGACTAATGGTCAACATTATGGCAAACTGGAAACGTGGAGAGAGTCAGCATGAAGCCCGGTGACACCTTCCTGTTGCGGGACGGCTCCCCTGAGGACATCCGCACAGTGGCTGAGCTGCACACGGACCATAAGGACGGCTACGGATTTGGAGTGTCGGATACGCTGGGGGTGCTCCACTACTTCGGACAGATCGTGCCAGTGGAGGACGTAGCGAATGGCCGTTGAACTCAGACGTGCTTGCGGCTACCGCAAGGTCGGTGGCCTCTACCTCGTGGCTCCGGGCAGCGGCCAGCAGTGTGATCGGCTCCCGCTGATCTTGGGGATTTGTCCCTGCTGTGGGGCGGGCATCAAGCAGAGCCGGGGGTGGACCTGGATCAGCGTACCCCACCTTCTCGGAGGCGAAGACAAGGGCCGTCACTTCGGTTGTCGTGATGAATCCTGGTGCCCGCTGTGCATGGAGCCAGAGGCGATAGGCAAGGCCGGGCTGCTCTGGGTCGGGGAAAAGTTCTACGGCACGGTAGGTGCCTTCTGTCGAGAGGCCGACGAACTGGGGATCAGCAAGCGGATCTCCGCCGTGCCGCAAGGTTTCAAGCTGAGTGAGACTTGGATACTGTTGGCCCATCCCAAGGCAGCGGTTTGCCCGGTCTGCCAGGGCGACTGCTTCGAGGCGGTGGAGCAGAAAACCTGCGAACAATGTGAAGGCCAGGGCGAAGTGGCGGGCGTGTTCCGAGTCTTCCGACCGACCGCCATCGAAAAGATTGTCACCGAGAGTCAGGCGCAGGATCAAGAGGCCATGGAGAAGCTCCGGTTGCGGGGGATCACGCCCGTGGTAGTGCCGGATGACGACCCGGATCATCAAGGGTCAGCGTACGAAGCCCTGGACCCGCTGGCAGAAGAAAAAGAGAACTGAAATGCGCTGCCCCGAATGTAACAAGTTTGTTTCGCTCGACACCGAGGGCGATCCCGAAATCGAACTGGAAGCCGACGAGACGACGGGCGAAGTCACCGGCACGGTCAGAATTGTGAACGCCTGCGCGGATTGCGGCGCGGAGATGACCGAAGCGACCTTCGATGTAGATGTGGACTTTCCCGAGGCCGCAAAGCACATGGCCGAGCATCCTGACGACGAAGCTCATGCCCTGGACCTGGAAGACCCGAGTGCGGATCGCACTGACCGCTCGGAAGGCAAGGGGCGGGGCACCAGGACGTTCTACGGGGCTGAGGCTGAGTTCACCGTGAGTTGCCGGTGCGAGTTCAAGGAAACCAAGCCCTGGTCCGACGACATCCAGGCCAGCCACATGGATGAGTTGAACTGAGGAGAAGCTTATGAACGAAGCACTGGAAACCTTGCGGAGTCTGGACCAGGACGGCGCCATCGTGGCGCTGTTCACCGTGGTACTCGTTTTCTCGGCTGTGGCGCTGGTCGGTGTGGCCGTGCTCAGGAGCCTCGGCAGATGGGGCAGAGTCGCGCTGTTCGCCAGCGTGGCGGTGGTGGCCGTGGTGTGGATGCTCAAATGAGAGAGTTTCGTCATTTTTGCGCAGGCGTGTTATGCGGGATAACCGCCTACACATGCGGTCTGAGGAATCTGAGGGCTATAGTATTCGCAGTTGCGTTGTTCACGGCCATGTTTCTTGTGGCATCGCGCTCGAACGATTCCCAATGATTGTGCTCCTCGCTATCGTCCTGTTCCTGGCGGGCATCGCCGTGGGCCTGCTCATCGCGGAGTTCTACCCGAAGCACGATGCCGCTTTCAAGGAGTACCTCAGGAGGGAGTATGGCCAGAAGAAAGAGTAAGCCGAGACGCTTTGCGCATGATTCCTGGCGCTTCCCGTTCGGGTTGCTCACCATTCTGAATCTGATGGGCGGCAGGAGACACCGCTCGGAGGGGACATGGAAAAGACCGAAATCAAAATCGAAGTGACCGCCGCAGAGTTGCGGGAGGCCATCTCCTGCTACGATCTCTTGCTCAAGCCAGACATCGAAAGCGCCTACGCCGCCATGCTCGAAGTCCCCGAGTTCGGGCTGAAGCTCGCTCAGGCCATGGAGTACGCGGCCAAGATGGCCGGCAAGGGAAAGATGGAGGAGAAGCGGATTCTGGATGCCGCGGTCGTGCCGGCGTTCCTGATCGGGATGCTAGTGGGCAAAGGCAAGGCTGAAGCCTACGCCACGTTCCAGGACACGGGAGAGCGCCGGCTGCCCAAGCTGGGAGAATGGTACTTCCTCACCAGCGGGAAGAGCTATCCGATGTACTACGCGATGGATGTGGCCTTGGGCTTAGACGCCAAGGACTACGGTATTCTGCGCTTGGTGGAGTCTCAATGACCTGCCCCCACTCCCCGCCGGCTTGCTGGCCGGGAGCGCGGGTAGGACCGCGAATCGCAAATGCGGCAGAGCCGCAGGAGGATCATATGAGCACCTACCGAATGGACGATGGCACGGTCGTCAAGACCGAAAACGCCACCCAGTCCTGGGAAGAAGGCACACGATGGGACGGGAATAACTATATCTCGGTTGCCACCGGAACCCAATGGAACCACCAGACGCTTTACCGCAGCCGGAAGGGGCGGTACTACATCGAGCACACCTCGCAATGGCAGGGAAGCCTGCCTCATGCCGAATGGATCTCCAAGCATGAGGCCGCGCGCTGGTTGCTCGCCAACGGCGAGGAGTTGCCGGAAGACCTCGCCGCGCTCGCAACGGAGGTGTCCGAGTAGACCCGCCTGCCCCCACTGCTCTCGCCGGGTGACCGATCAGTTCAACCTCAGGGGAAGGTGTCTGACCCAGGAAGGGCAAATCTCGGTGTGCGGGAAGTGCTCAGGTGTGTGCGTGTTGCACAACGGGATTTTGTGCCGTCTCACGCCTGAGGAATTGCAGGCCGCGATAGAGGACCCACAGACCCGTTCGGCCCTGGCAGGGATCATCCGAGGGCTGGCAAAGGCCAAGCATTTGAGATCTTGACGGGCGGTCATGAGCCGCCCATACTGAACGGAGGAGGAAACGCAGGTGTTGAAGATCGAAGTGGACGACGACGGCTACCAACTGGTAGGACCGGGCGGCGAAGAGTCGGGAGTCGCGGACTACGGCGACACGGCTGAAATCGAATGCGGCGGCGTGCTGCACTTCACGACCGTGGACAGCGCCGAAGAGGCCGAAGACGCTCAGATCTACCGCATGGTGGACGGGCATCCTGAACTCGTGGAAGAGGACCACGAAGTCGAAGAGTGGGAGTTCGTGCTGGAAACCGAAGAGGAAGACGAGGGCGACGAGGACGAAGCCGTTCCGGCATAGCAGCATTCCCAGCCTGCCCTGGAGAACAACATGCCGCTGAAACTGGTCGAGTTGGAGGGCGTGAGCCGCTCCAACGCTTATCAGATTCCACCGGAGCACTTGCAGCCGGGGGAAAACCCGAGGAACAAGCCCGATACCGAAGTCCTGGAACTGGCTCAGTCGATCCTGGAGCACGGCCAACTGGTGCCCGTGGTGATCTACACGGACAAGCAGGGCGAGCCGCACATTCTGGACGGTAACCGGCGCGTGACCGCCATCCGCTACATCAACGAGAACGGCCTGAATCCGGCTGAACCCCTGAAGGTCCGCTGCGAGGTTTATAAAGGCGAGAACAGCTACGAAGCCTCGATTGCCGCCACCCACAAGCGCAAGGGCTTTTCGCCCATCGACCTGGCCTACATCATGCGGACACTGGAGTCGAACGGTCGGACCCGGAAAGAGATCGCCAAACTCCTGGAGTGCAGCGAGACCCTCATTTCGACCACACTGCAACTCGCTGAATTGCCCGCCGATCTCCAGCGCAAGGTGCATCGGGGCGAGCTCCCGGCCGTCACGGCTTACGAGATGGTCAGCATGCCCGCCGAAGCCCGCGAGCAGGTGATGGAGGAGTCCCGGGCCGAAGCCAAAGCCGCCGGCAAACCGGAAGCGACGGCCAAAGTCACCCGCCAGCACGTCCGCAAGGTAAAGCGCGAGAAAGTGGAACGGGGCGAACAGACCGCCGGTCCGGTCGGGTTGAGCCGCAAGGAAATCCGCAACCTGTTCGCCGAGTTCGCGGGCTGCCAGGACGGCACGATTGAAGAGCCGATCCTGAAGCTGTGCTCGACGGTGGTAAAGTGCATCGACGGGGAAGCTGGGCCCCGGGCCGTGCTGAACCGGATGCGGGAGTTGATGGAAAGGCAATAGCGGATTTTTCAGGACCGCACGCGCCCGACCACGACGCGCCTGAACTGGACACGACTCGACAGGACCGGACCAGCCAAGACAAGAGCAGTTTTCATGAAGAGGAGAATCGAATGTATACCACGACCTTCACGCTAAAGGGCATCAGCCCTTACGCCCAAAGCGCACCCTATGCCGATCCGCCCAAGATGGCCAAAGAAAGCTCGGCCGCTTACGAAAAGCGAACCTGGCGGCAGAGGATGCGAGCCACTGATCTGGGCTACGTGTTCATCTCCCAGATGGCCTTCAAGAACATGTTGTCGAGCATCGCCAAGTACCTGGGAGAGCAGATCCCGGGGAAGGGCAAATCGACCTTCACCAAGCACTTCGAGTCCGGCATCTTCGTGAGCGATTCGATGGTGCTGGACGCAAAGAAAGACGAGGTTCCCGGCGAGTGGTTCTACCTGCCATCGGATGGGATGCGAGGTGGCGCCAAGCGAGTCTGGAAGTGCTTCGGGATCATCCACAAGTGGGGCGGGAATTGCGTCGTAACCGTTCTGGACGATGTAATCACCCCATCCGTTCTGGTGCATCATGCGGAAGAGGCCGGGAAGTTCATTGGACTCGGCTGGTTCCGCCCCGAGCGCAATGGCTACTTTGGCAGGTTCAGGGTGGAGGCCGTGGACGGCGTGCCGCTGGACGAATGGAGGGGACAGAATCAGTAGCTTTTCGACAGGACAGACCATGACTTGACTCAACATGACTCGCCAAGACATGACCGTACCGCACTGGACCGGACCCGTCATGACCGCCCATGACAAGACAAGAGCAGTTCTCATGCTGAACTTTTGACAAATGAAGGGATCAGCGGTTTTCGCGACTCGACTTGACACGACTTAACGCGACATAACAGAATTCGACTCACCATGACGCGACAAGACAAGAGCAGCTTTATGGCGGGACAAAACGTAGCATCAGAGGAGAAATACGAAGATCAACGCCCCATCGGGCAGATCAGTTTCGAGACCAAACAACTGGCCATTCGCTTGGCGGGCCTCAAAGTAGGAGAATCGGTTTCGTATGGCGAACTCAGCGAACTGATCCATCGGAACGTCCAGGGGAAAGCCAGGGCGAATCTTCTAGCGGCTAGGCGCAAGGTCCTCCGCGAGCACGGTATGGTGATCGGAGTTCTTCTGGATCAGGGCGTCAAGCGGTTGACCGACGTTGAGATTGTCAAAAGCGGAGCGTCTGTGATCCGCCACATCAACCGCACTTCGGTTCGGGGGATGCGCCATCAGATTCAGGTTGATTTTGAGAAGTTGACCAGGGAGCAGCAAAAGGAATTCAACCTGACGCTCAGCGTCCTTCAACTTTCCCGAGTTGCGAGCACTCCCAAGTTCCAGTCCATGCTATCGGAACGGGTGCAGAAACGACAATTACAGGTAGATCCGCAGAAGCTGCTGGAATCTCTGCGAGAGGTGAAATAGGTTCTGCAAGTTCGTCTCCGCTCCGTTAGTCTTGGCGTAGAGCGGAGGCGTGAGGGGGCGGCAGGTTCTCTCCACGGGGTTGCCAGCCGCCCCTTTCAGGTTTCGAGTCTAAACGCCTGCGTTCCGTTTCTTCCCTGCGCCCTCTTGAGCCTGCACGATGGGCGGCAGATCCACGATCTGAGCCGCGCCTTCGGCTGGAGCCACGAAGGTTCTGACATTACCCGTCTCAGTTGGTTCTTCGTCGCCCTCGTTCCCCTCGTCGGCCGTCAGAAATTCGTCGATGAACTGGCTGGTGCGTTCGGGAATCTGCTGGATGACCGCGGCGATGGTCGGCCGGGAAGCCAGCACAGCCAGGAGCGTGTCCTTGCCCATTTCCTTGGCCGCTTGGTACCCAATGTCCCCGTAGCCGCTCGACACCCAGTCGGCGAAGTCCGCCCCGGTTTTCGAGGAGTCGTTCAGGTGGTTGATGAGCGGACGTTCGATCTGGCTCAGGAAGTTGGCAACCGCATTCCCCATGGCATTCTCTCCTGTCGTGGTTCTGGATGTATCTGGCGCCGGCGGCAAGCTGGGATTCTCCGTAACCGGAACTGGAGGGATGGGGGTTCCGCTTCCCGTTCGGGCGATGGCCATGTTGTAGCTCATGGCGAGTAGCGCGGTCGCTGCCGCGGGCAGGCCGGTGCTGAGAGACTGAACTATGCTCATCCAGGCCGGAACTTTTTCTGCCTTCTCGTCGCCTTCGCCGCCGCCGAACAGATTCTGGAACTTGTCCTTCATGTTGAGCAGCTTCTCCAGGTTGGCGATCGGATCGTCCTTCGGAACTTGAGCGTGTTCGGGCTGTGGATTCTTGAGTTGGGTCTCCAGGCTCTGGATACGGGCGTCGATCAACGATGTGATGCGACCTTCCAGAACGCTTTCCCGCGCCATGAATCTTTCAGCCAGCGCTGTCACCTTGTCGAGGACGGGTTGAGACGCTTCCGCCTTCTGCCCGCCTGCTGCGAGCGTGGACACGATGCCCACCACTTTGGTGAGCATGTCCAGGGCGTCGGTCGGGCCGGTGTTCGGCGCAGGGACTAACTGTGCGGCTGTGACTGCGGCTTCGGCTTTGGCTGTTGCAACTTTTGCCTCAGTCTGAGCCGCCATGGTTTTTTCTGTCAGCGCTACCCCCTGGTCAAAGGCTTTGCCGGCCATCTCCAGAGTTGCGATCGTTACTTCCGCCGGCGTCTGCTGGGGGGCTGGTTCTTTCTTGGCCTGGGCGGCGGCCTGGGCGGCGTTCTGGGCGCTAAGGTCTTTCACCGTCCCTGCGAGAATGCTCATTGCTTCTGATCCTGCCATTTCGGTTTCTCCTAGCATTGCTCCCTTTTGTCTCAGACCTTCGATGAAGGACTGGTTTGCCGGGTCGTCCGTTACGAGCTGATCGTAGTTTTCGATCACCGGCGGGTGGTCTTCGCCTCCGCGCAGTCCCTTGATGACGCACAAGGCGATGGATTTGCGAACCGTAGCGTCGTTCAGGCGGATGGTGTAATCTCCACTGCCGAACCGGCGCATCAGATGATCTTCGTCTCGAATGGCGTCTTCGCCCGGGATCTTGGCGATTTGGCAGGTGGGTTTTAGCCCTCCGCGTTTCCTGTCTGGAACCATGATGGCGATCACGGGCCAGTTGCGGTAGATGTAGACCGTGAGGCGCTCCCGGAATTCCGGTCCGATACTGTTCCAGTAGGCGAAGAAGTCGTTCGGGCGCCGGCCGCGTGGGTTGTCCGAATGGAATTTGTAGTACGGGGGCTCAGGGGTAGGCTTCAACCTGGCCTGGCGGGGCGAAATGGGCTGTGTCTCGGGTACTTGGTCCTCTTCACCTAACAACTGGGAGGATTCGAGCATCTCAGACACGGGTGACGGCGTGTCTTGGCCACCTGGCGGGGGGTGTTCAGCCGCTGCGCTGCCGCTTGGTTCGATGGGTTTGGTGGTGACTTTGGGCATTTTAGTGCATCTTCCTCTCCTTCAGTTCAAGTTGCCGCACATGTGTATTATACATAGTACATTGTTGATTGCCACAGGCAAAATAGTGGTGTAGTATCAAAGACGGCGAACAGCAGTCCCGAGCGGAGACCGACATGATTGACTGACGAATGCTGCCGGCGACCCTCAAATGGGAAGCCACCCTGACCGGCGACGACCCGGATCAGCAGGTGGCCGACACGATCAGCCTGATGACGCGGTACGTCTGCGAAGACTCGCGCAACCCCACAGTAATAAAGGATGCAGCCACGGTTGCGCCTCCAGGCGTAGATCCCATCGAGGCCGTGTTCTGGCACGTCAAGCAGTTAATCCGCTTCCAGCACGATGAGCGCACGGCTGAACCGTTATCCTCCCGGTTGTCGAAGATGGGCCTGGCGGACATTCCCGTGGTAGAGGTGCTGATCCGGCCCGTGGACATGGTGACCTGGCGGGAGGACACGGGGCAACGACAGGTCGGGGACTGCGACGACTACGCCATGCTCACCGCGGCGCTGCTCATGGCGCACGGCATCCGGTCGAGCTTCGTGACGGCGGCGGCCGATCCCCGAATCCCCGGTCAGTTCTCCCACGTGTACGTAGCGGCGTATCCAGGGTCAGGGCGAATCGCCCTCGATACGTCGCACGGGCAGTACCCTGGGTGGGAAGTTTCCGAGAACGTGACGCGCCGGCAGGAATGGCCGATGGACGCGGGCCTCCGGGATTGGATCGTGGCGGGCCTCTTTCTGATTGCCTTGTGGCCTACCCTGATGCAGATGTTGCTTGGTCGGAGAAGGAGAGCGTCATGATGCTAGGCTGCTATCCGCCTTGCGGGCTGGGCCAATCAGGAGAGGTTGCTCAGGAAAACACTGCCGCATCAGGCAAGGGCTTCTGGGACATTCTCTCCGAACAGATTGCGGGCTGGAGCAAAACCGGGCAGAACATTCTCACACAGCAGAACATCGCCCGCGGCGTACTGACCCAGACCTCACCGGGCGTGTTCACCTACGTGCAGCCGGCGGGCAGCCAAGTGACGTTGCCGGTTGGGACAGTGGGAGTATCGGCGCAGGGCAGCCCTGGCATGGGGTTGGTGCTGCTCGGCGGCGCCGCGCTGTTGCTGGTGTTCATGCTGGCCAAGAGGTGAACGATGGCAAGACGGTCAAACCCTCACGTTCGTTTTCGAGTTGGGGATACTGTATCCGTTCCGTGGTTTGGCAAGCGCCTCCATGGTCGCGTGAAGCAGATCAAGGCTGGCGGCCGCATGGTGATTGACACGCCCTCTTCCGGTCTCCACGACGTTCCCACCGAACACGCTCGCAAAGTTAAAGGCAGAGCGCAGAACCCCGGCCCCTCTGCCATCCACATTTGGAGTTACGCGCAGTCGAAGTCTCAAGCCGAAGAGATGGCGCGTTACAACAACGTCTACAAGCAGACACGCTCTGGCTTCTTCGTGCCTGGTTCATTCCGCGCCAGAAAGGTTCACGGGCAGTGGGCCGTTGTGGGTGACAAGGCAGGCGCACAGGCGAACCCCGGCCCCTCTGCCATCCCGACCCGGTGGACCTCGGCCACGGTCTCGCGCAAGGGCGGGCAGATCCAGATCCGGATGGGGAGGAGATAAACGTGCCTACTTATTATTTCAAATCGGACGCCGCTTCGGGTGATGTAAGAGCAGCCACGTTGGATGCAGCCGCCAGAAAGTGGGCCGTCGATGAAGGCATCAGAGGCGTTCGGGACCTTCGTGGCTTGCTGGCAGCCTACGACCGTATTGGTGATGGGGCATGGGTTTGGGTAGAGGACAGCCGTGGCCGGGTTTTTGCAAGCTCCGACTCACCACTCACGGAGAATAATCCCGCCATCCCCAGCCGGTGGACCCCGGCCATGGTCTCGCGCAAGGGCGGGCAGATCCAGATTCGGATCGGGAGGAGGAGGTAGACGATGAACCCAACAAGTTTCTTGCGCGGGTTTGCGGAAGCCACTGAGATGAGCCAACAGGAATCTTCGGAGCAATGGGCTGGCTTCTCTCGGATGCTGTCTGATCGCCAGATACGCAGAATAGAATCCGGGGGATATGCCTCTGGTCTCAGAGAAGGCAAACGATTTCGCAAGCTCTACCCCGAAGAAGCACAGAACCCCGGCCTCCGCGCCCAGGTCCGCCGTCTCCCCTCAGGCGAGATCCAACTCAAGATCCCGCTCAAGAGCCAGAACCCGGCCAGCCTCAAGGCAGCCATGCAGGCCGTCCGCAAGCTGGGGAGACGGGTCAAGTCGGTGGTGATGGTGACAGGTAATAACGGGGGCAGGCTGCACAACCCCAGAAAGCTGTTTTCTGGTTTCAGTTTTAAGCAACTCAAACCTGACAGGGAATCCGGCAGGGAAGTTGGGAACGCATTCGTTGACGAGTATCGCCCAGAGGAGCGTTGGGTGCAAGATGTAGTAGCGCCAGACGGTACTCTCCTTACTATTGTGTACACGCATAGCGTCTACCGCAAAGGCGATCCACAAGACTGGCCTTGGGATGCCAAGCATGTCAGTCACGTCGAGGAACGAGACTAAGTGCGATTGCAGCCCCTCAGCCCGGCCTACTCTCCCTGGTCCTCGGGGATGCAGGGAGTCTACGGCTTGGGGCAACAGACCGCAGGGCAGAGGATCGCTTTGCAATCTGTTTCCTCGGCTGGGGCAATTGCCATGGGCACAGCTCCTTTGTGGGCTGGAGGTAGCGCAGCGGCTGCGAGTGGTGGAGCTGCGACAGGAGCGGCTGCGGCATCATTGGCCATCCCCATTATCGGCGTGGCTGTAGCTGCGGTGGTTCTCGCGTTGACCGCCTGGTTCAATCGCAAAGGCCCCCATCAGAAGGTGCAGACCACGGAGATCGTGAACGAGCTTGAGCCCATGCTTCAGGAGAACGTCCGCGCCTACCAAGCCGGCCCGCACACGGTTTCCTCTCAAGCTCAGGCGCTGGCCAACTTCGATGCGGTCTGGAACACGCTAGTCGAGAACTGCGAACTGGAACAGTACGGCGAACCGGGGAAGCGTTGCATCTCGGATCGCCAAGCCGGGTCGTGCCAATGGCAAGAAGCTGGGGGATGTTGGAACTGGTTCGTGGGCTACCGGGACCCGATCGCCAACGATCCGAACGTGAAGCCCGATCCTATTCTGGGCGTGGACGGATCGCTGATCGACACCCTGACGGGCGGGTTGTTCACGGATGGAGGAGCGGGTGGAGGTGGGCTGTTGCTCGTCGGAGCTGCGGCGTTGCTGGTGCTGGGTCTGACTGCGGGAGGTGGGAAATGATGCTCAGCTTGGGGAGCCTTGGGGCCATGACAGTGGAGGAGTTTGCGGCCTCCGTTGCGGCTTCGCTTCAGGCTCGCGGCTTCACTACACGCATGGAGAGTAACGTCGAACCTCAGAGGCTTTCCATTCCCAACGTCAGGGTATGGATGAGGATGACGGGCTACCCTGAACTGTCCACGGACCTCACTCAGTCTGGTCAGCCCTGGTGGATCTACAGCCCGGAGAACATCGCCACCATTCAGGCAGACCGCTATCGGCTCATGTTTTCGGCCGAAGAAACGCCACCGGCATACGTGCCAGCGGCCGAAAAGCCTGCCGTGATTCCCTCTGCCGGAGAAGAGGGCCGCTACGTTGGCAGAGAAGAATCTCGCTACAATGCCACCTTGTCTTTTCGCAATACCTCGACGGGCAACACGTCTCTGCTGCGAGTCGGCGATTCCTGGACTCTGGAAGTTTCGGGGCCTCCTAACTCCGACGTGCTATCGGTAGGCGGGCCCGCCGGCCAACGCAACCGAACCGTGATGGGCCGTACCAACAGTTCCGGCGTCTGGACTACCGGCGGCCGGATGACCTCGGCCGAAATCGGGACCTGGGTGCAGGACTTCAGCGTGGGTGGAGTGGCGGCGGGACAACTGGCCTTCGTGGTCGAAGCCGTGCCACAACCCGCACCGCCTCCACAGAAAACCGTCGTGGAAACCTTGGCGGACCAGGCAAAGCAAGAAGTGGCTCCTAGTTGGATGGAGTCGCTCACCTCGAATCCGTTGCTCCTAGTCGGTGGAGCGGCGCTGGTTCTGTTTCTCGTCATGGGGAGCGGTAAGTGACGGGCCTGGGCATCATCGACACCGATCTGTGCATGTGGGCCGGCACGGTCACACCCGAGATGATGGAAGCGGCCCAGCAGAGCTTGGGGCATCCCACCATCAAGGCCAAGCCCGCCCCGGTGGTTCAGTATTTCGTTCCGACCGATTGGCTCTCAGGTTTCAACTGCTGGATCGGTCGGAACCCGATCCTGGCAGCTCTTCTGTTGGGAACGGGCTACGTGCTGTTACGGAGGACATCATGAAGGGCAATCTGATCGTTTGGCTGGCCATCGGCGGCGCGGGCTACATGGTCTATCGGTACTTGCAGACGAGCGGCCTGCTCGGTGGAGCAGTTGCCGCAAAACCAGCCGAGGAAGCCGAGAAACCGGCGGTCGAGCAAGCCAAGCCTGCGGACTTCGCGGCCATCTCCCGGAACGACCTGTTCAACTTCGCGCAAGGCCGCTCAGCGGCAGGTTGGGACGGCCGGCTCACCATCGGCGAATGGAACTGGATGGTCTCCCAGAAGACCGGCGTGGAGCAGCAGCGCGATCTGTTGGCGGGCGGGGCGGACCCAGGTGCGATCTACGCCGAAGAGTACCTCGCAAGGCGGGTGACGGCCGGCATCAGCGGCATGGGCTACCTCATGCCATTGGGTTGGGCATAGGAGCCGATCATGGACTGCTACGCTTGGCAGATTCCCGAGGGCTGCTACGAGAGCGCCCTGGCTGAAGCCGAAGTTCCGTGTTCGTTTCCGGCCTGGTGGTGGCTTGCCGCTGCGGTGGCCGCTGGAGCTTTGATCTTCGGCGGCAGAAAGAAGAAGACCAGCAGAAAGGCAAAAGCAAGGAAGCGGTAATGGCCAAGGCCAAGACCAATTCGGTTCCTGTTCGCCGGCGCGGGCCCGACCCGACCGGACGGGTGGACATCCTGGCGATCCGCGTTCTGGAGCGTCTGGTCGAAGGTTCTCCCAACCTGTTGCTACGGGGCATCTACGGGACGCACAAGAAGGAGATCGACCGGGCCTTACGGAGCAACTTCGGAAAGCTCCGGTTCCACATGGACGGCTACGGGCGGGTGAGACTGGGAGGGCAGCATGCACGTTAGCCTCGGTCTGGGGCAGCAGACGGTGAGCGAGTTTTTTACGCTTGAAGCCTCGTGCTATTACGGTTGCCTGGAGACTGGGGCGGGGAACTGTGAAGAGATTTGCCGAGTGCCTTCGTTCTCCGCAACCGGCACGGCAGAGAAGCCGAAGGCCAGCAACTTGCAATGGTGGATCTTGGGGGCGTTTGGAGTGGTGGCTCTACTGGTGATAAGGGACTGACATGGCGCATCTGATCCTCCATCCCGGGTTGGCGAACTTGAAGGGCTGCATTTTTCCTGAAGGCTCCTGGTTGGCCAGGATGTTCTGCGGGGAGTTCGCCGCCGAGGTCTACGAGGAACACCAATACGGAGAGATACCCAAAGCCATCCCGTTTGAACCTCCAGGGACTCCGGCTATGACTGCCGAAGGCGAAGCCATCTACACCGGGCATGAGGTGGTGGATTTGTCGCAGTCGAGCCTGGAACGAACTCAGGAGGCTTGGCGCAAGTATCTGGCCGAGCAACAAGCCAGTGGCGAGTGGGCGCCCGAAGGGAAGCTTCCCTTGACGGCCGAAGAAGCCGAGAAAGTGCTGAAGGACTACGGGCCGCTTCTCCTCATCGGCGGGGCAGTGCTTGTAGTGCTGTTTTTGATGAAGAGGTGACTATGCTGACATCCCATCTCGCTCCCGGCATCGGGGTCTTCCTGCCGGCCCTGTGGTCGATCCCCGAGAACCCGATCCGCCGGGCCTTCGGGTTGAGCGCCATCGTGAGCGGCATCTCGACCTGGGCTCCCAACCCGATTGTGCTTGAAATCCTGGCCAAACAGAAACTGGCCGAAGCGGTTGAGGAAAATCCCCTGGGGCCGGTTGGTCTCGGTTGCGGCCCCCCTGCTCGTCGTTGCGAAGTCGGGTTGTGTGGTTTGGACGGGGCGGTTGATGACGTGCTGAAATCCGTCACCTCGTCAATGGGCGACTGGAAGACCTGGGCCGTAGTAGGGGTGGGCATCGTCGGTCTGGTGCTGTTCACGGGTGGCGGCGGAAGTCAACGTAGATCAGAGATTGCAGCCGCCCGCGCTCAGTACAAAGCCAAAGTGGCCAGTATCAGGGCCGCAAGGCCGAGGAGGTATCAGAAGTTCGTATGAGCTTTTTCCCAAACACCGAAGAGGGGGGCGTTCGTCAACTCTTGAGCATCCCAGTCCCATTCCTTCAGGAACGGGTACGCGGTGGGGATCTCATCAAGCAGTTGACCGACGCCCTCCACATTCGGCAGTGCGGCGGGTGTGCCGAGAGGCAAGAGGCGATGAATCAGGCGGTCGAGTTTCGGCCCATGCGGAGCCCGTGGGAGGCGTGATGCTGACTTCACTTGGAACGGCGATGCTGATGACCGATGAAGTTCCGATACCGAAACTGGCTCCCTGTGCTTTGTGGGAGCGCGAACGACCGATCAAATGCACGAGCGACACCGGGCCGTTTTCGGGTTGCGACATCGGCACGGTGTATCCGGTCTGCCAGTTCAACTGGTGGCTGGTCGCTGGCGTCGGAGTCGCGGCGCTGCTTTTGCTGAGGAACCAATGATAACGGTGGAGGCAATCGAGGACCGCGGCGGTTTCAAGTACCGGATTCCCGGCGTGCAGGGTTTCGTGACGCCCTCGCGTAAGACCGCCAGCATGCTCAGTTCCACTCCGGTGATTGTGCGGGAGGTCAAGGCGGTGGCGTTCGCCGTAGGGGTTCGGTTGCCTTCGCGGTGGGAGCTGATGGTGAAACGCTGATGGAAACGAAGGATGTAGTGATGCTCGGGGTGGTGGCTCTGGCGGCTTGGCTGCTGCTGCGGGACAAAGGCGAGCCGGTCAATAAGGGTGTTCCCGAGTCCTACATGCCGGTTGAGGCAGAGGGGCCAGTTGTCCAGTTCCAGCCGTACCGGATCGGTGGAGTTTAGAGTCGAAACATGGCACACATAAATCAGCACATGCTCGGGCTAGAAGGATTAGTGGGGGTAGGTTACAACTTCTCCGAACGCGCCTCGGGCGCATGCGATGATTACGTGTACGCAGATGGACCGGCAGCGCAACTGATGGCAGATGTGATCGGCACGGGGGGGTACAGCGCCGGAGAGGAAGCTGAGTACCAAGCGCGCATGGCCCGAATCACGTATATCGACCGCAAAGCAACGGCAGAAGAGCAGAAACGGTTGGGGACTTGCTGCGTACTCGGGGTTTCGGATATTGGGACAGACTCGCCATTCTACCGGGCGCGCTTGGTTGACGGAGTAATAGGCTGGGAAGACATCCAGTGTCACGTACCGGCAGGGGTAGCTCGGTCGAGCAATCCTTTAGTGCAGGCACGGGCTTTTCTGTCCAGCTTTCCGCCTGTGCTGTTGCTGGGCGGGGCGGCAGTGATTGCACTGTTGGTCTTTGCCGGAGGCAAGAACAAGTAGCAGTATGGCGGCACAGGACACAAGACGGGCAGTCGGGGCACCCAGCCTGAAGAAGTTCTACGCCCTGGCCTCGCGTTGCAAGGTGTGCGACAAGCCGATTCTTCCGGGCCAGACCTGGAAGTTCAGCGAGCAGGGCGGGAAGGTGCATTACTACTGCGCCGAGCAGAACCCAAGGCATTCAAGACTTACAGAGGTTGTGCTCAAGGAACAAATTCGGATGCCCGGCGTCCCACAGTTGATTGTGCCACGAGCATTCGCGTTGCAATGGTGGCTACAGCACGGTTGGTCTGGCCCTAAACACGGAATCGGGAGTCTGGACTATGCCGTTTACCATCCGGCTGCTGTTGCCGAACCTTTGACGAATCCAAACCTGAGGGATGAAATATTGGAGTCCGTAGCCCGAAGCATGGCAGAGCAAAACCCCGCCGGTCCCACCTTCTCCGAGGCCATGGTAGCGGCACGCCAAGCCGGAGCACGGATCGGGGACACCTCAGGATTTGAGCCGTGGCTAGTCAAGGCCAAGCTCGACAAGCGGTCTCCGCAGATCCGCAGCAGGCTGGAGCGCGAGTTCTGGCGTGGGGTCGAGGAGGGTGACAACAGAACAGCCCAGGCCCCCAGTTTCGGCTACAAGGGCACTAGGATTTTCAGGGTTGGGGACGGGTATCAGGTGTCGATTGACCCCGACAGTCGGTTTGATAGCCTGAAGGACGCCAAGCGGTTTGTGGATGCGCAGCGGAGGAATCCGCAACTCCACCTCACCGACCGAGCCTACCGATACCGGGCCAACGCCAATCCTCCCATCGGGCCGAAACTCTGCGCCTTCTGCGGAACTAATCAGCAGGTTCAGATCGGACACGTCGATGGGCACGAAGAGAACGACCGGCCTGAAAATCTGATCTGGACTTGCCGAAGTTGCAACATGCTGCACGCCAACACTCTGCGGGCTTCTGGATATGGGCGTCTCACCCGGCAATACAACCCCGCAGCCAGGGGAGCGGAAAGCTACCGGCAGTACGCTCTGGCTCTGCTGACCATGAAAGGCGAATCGGATGCCATGACGGTTCCGGCGGCCGTCGAGATGGTTCATGCGACTTCCGCCGATGACCGCTCCCGGTTTTCCAGGGAGATTTGGAGATTGAGGCGCCGGCACTACGGGCATACCGGAGCTTACAGGAGGACAGCTTGATGATGACCAATGCAACACTTCTGGGGATCGGCAACGGACCACCCCCGCCTCCACCACCTCCACCGTGGCCGCCACCGCCGGGTCCACCACCGGGGCCTCCATTCCCCATGATGTACCCCGCTTACCAGCCGTCGCCCACGGTCTATATCGAACGGGACTACGCCCGCCAGGTCGAAGCTCCTTGCAAGTGGTACGAGGATCTGCAATCGGCCGGCGATACGGTCTACTGCCGGGCGCCCGCCATGTGGCTGGTGATTGCCGGAGTGGGAGCCGCCACGCTGTTCATGATGACCAGGAAACGCTAATGGCACGACACGCCACAGCCCGTAAGCATCATGCCATCCACCGGGCCGCCAAACATCGGCCTTCAACCTTGGCCAAGGTCGGAGCACTGCTCGCCGCTCCCGTCCCCGACGTGGAGTTGCTGATCGGAGCTATGGCGAATCCCGACAGCGGCATCAAGTTCGTGCTGGGCATCGCACGGAAAGCCGGTCGCCGGATCTCCGAAGTTCAGTCCGTGATCTTCGACAAGCTGAAGTGGACTGGAGACGCCGCGAAGACCTGGCTTCAGGAGCATGGATTCACGGGCAGCGGCAAGGATGAGGGCGCCACCTTCTGGCGGTTCCGGCAGCAGTCGCCGGGGAAGTACAAGGAGTTCAGGACGATTGTGCCGGGGACAAGGCCGAACCCGCAACCTGCCCATCAAAGCGATGCCTACCGCGCCGGTCGCTCCAAACTTCGTTATGCTGCTGCCCAACACGGCACAGTCAATCTCACACCGAGTATTGCGGATCGTGAAGAGTGGGGATACGCCTGGGGCGACTTCATGCGTGGATGGAACGACGAGGCAAGGGCGAAGGTAAACCCCACCCCCGGTTTTTATCCACAAGACCTCGGACCTATTCACATCGTCGGATGGGCGGACGTGGACCCACCGCACAAACAACTTTTCCGAACCTTCGTGAACAGCCCATCTGCAGGGACCTCAATTGACCAAGCCCGTAAAGTTTACCGGCTGATGTCCTCCCATGGGGTAAAGGTGTTCATGGGCGGCGGGTCGGGAGAGGTCTACGACGTTTCGGGGCTTTCGGAGGCCGAGGCGCAGAATCTGCTTGACAGTTTCATCCGGCAGATTCGGAGACAGAACCCCGCCCCCGACGTAGCCGACGCCATTACCTCCTACGATGAGCACTTGGGCATGACCACCCGGCCAGAGTTTCAGGAGGCCACCCCTGACGAGCAGGCGGCGGCCATGACGGCGCAGGACCTGTGCGAGGCGTATGAGAATCCTGCTCCCGATTGGCCTGAAGAGTGGAAGTCCAAGGTGGACGTGCTTTTGAAGGACTGGCATGAGGCCGGTCGTGCCAGATTCGAGCATGATGCCCCGAACCTCAACTACGATACGTACTATCCGCATACCGTGAAGTACAAGCAGCGGTGGGCCATGCTGGATGAAGGCACTAGCGGCGCATTTATGCTCGACCGGGGGACCGGCAACATCTACCGGATCAAGAGCGCCTACGGCGTTCCCAATTACAAGAAGCTCATTGGTCATATCTCTACCGTGACCGGCCAGGGCCTGCTCATGCGGCGGCGGAATCCTGAGGACGATCTCGGCTCTGGCGAACGCTTCGCTGCCCTGGAGTCGAAACTTGCGGCCCGGCCCGGCGTGGAAGACCCTGGTGCATTGGCGGCGTGGATCGGGAGGCGCAAGTACGGCACGAAGCGGTTTCAGCGAATTGCGGCCAAGGCTCGACGTGCCGGGAATCCGCCAAGAGACGAAAGGGTCATAACCTACGACGCCAAAGGGCGTGCTGTTGAAGTTCGGCTGACCACGAAGCACAGTGCAAGCAGTTATGGTTTGCCGGTAGCGGTGATTCGCGGCAGAGCATACGGTCCTGGGGACCAACCTTTTGGCAAGCCTCTCTACGTGGAGGTCCCCAGCCCCGCGCTGCATCCTGGCGGGACTATCAGCTCAGACCCGAACCAGCCAGCACGTCGTGGGACACTCCATTCCCGTTTGGAAAAAAAGGTGAGGTTTCCTGAAACGGACAATGCTGTAAACTCCTGGAATAGTTTGGTGGGTAGAGGGCGAAGTAATCCTGAATCCGATGCCGCTGCGCTCTACGAAGACTTCCACGGGAAGCCTCCAGGCGAAACCCTGGAGATCGTCACCGAGAAGCGGGAGCACGAGTGGCTCACTCAGTTGGGGCTCCTGGTCGAATTGAAGGTCGCCACGCTGACCAACCTGGAGGCCACAATCAGCTTCACAAAGGGCGCTCCCAACCTGTGCAGTTCGGAAGACGGCCAGCAGTTGTACATCGAAGGCGGCGATCAGGAGTTGGATTTGAAAGCCTTGAAGATGGACGGCGAGAAGTGGCTGAAGGATTCCATGGCGATCGGGGTGTTGACCTCGCTCGTTTATCAAACAGAAAAGGGGTTTCAGAACTTCAAGTTAACGGACTATGAACACCAACTTGGGGAGGAATCAGGGCGTCAACCGTTCCTCCTTTATGACCCGATCAACAAGCTGTTGAGCATCTCTGGAGGCGCATACCGTGTGGAAGATCCAGGCATTATTGATTGACGCTATGGTAGTGGGACTTAACTGCTTGGCGGCGTTTTTCTGCATGTCTCCAGTAGGACTGCCTAGCTTGGCGGCGAAGACACATTCGGCATTGCTCGATTCCGGTTCTTCTTCGCATCGTGTTCGCTTCGGTTCTTTCATGACCACAACCCCAACGTGTTGCGGTAGTTCCCTTGGAATACTGGACGTTTTCCCGATGAGTCACGGCTTCCAAATGCTCAGGGTTCACGCAAGCTCTATTTTTGCAGAGATGGTTAATCTCCAAGCCTTGGGGGATAACACCGTACTGGAGTTCGTAGGAAACGCGATGTGCGGGTCTCAACTTTCCTCCACAAACGATGCGACCGTACCCGGCTTGATCTCTGTATCCCATGAAGTTCCAACAGCCGATTTCAGTTTTCTGGATTCTTCTATAGAGACGAATTGCAACGGGCAGACGGTTGTGGAAACCGTGATAATCCCTTGCACACTTTCGGCAGCAGAAGGTGAGGCGCAGACATCTTCTGGATTCGAACGTTTTTTGGCACTCCGGACACTGTTTCGTTACGAAGACCTGTTCTCTCGGTTTGGTGTTCCGATGCACCAGCGAACACCGTTTGGAGCAGTATATCCTCCACCTACGGTTTGTTCGGAACGAGGCAGAACACCAAGGACAGATTTTGTCGTACATGGCCACCTCCGCGTGGCCTCCGAATTTGATAAATGGGGACCCGGCTTCGGAGCGACCGGAAGTCAGCCGACGGGTCTAGATTCCCGTGGCCTATCCCCAGTAGCAGTATACGCCTTTTCGAGTTGAAAGGCACGATCTTTTCATAGCGTTCTGATGAGCCCTCCGGTTCGCGGCCGGGGGGTGAGGAAGCCGAAAGCAGCCTTTCGAAAGGGGGCTGTCGGGGATGGAGTAATCCGTCTCTGGCAGCCCCCTTTTGCTTTCGGCCAGAAAGATTTCCCCCTGGGCAACCAGGGTGAAGACGAGCCCCTGGATGTTTCAGGGGGAAGGAGAGTGCAAAGTGGTCGTCACAAGGGTGAGACGCTTGGTCGCCAATCCGCAGCGCCGGAGTCGCAAGAGGAAGCAGAATCCTGGGCACCGGCGCCGGATGACCGCCAAGCAGATCAGGTTTTTCGGCTCGAAGCGACAGAAAGCGGCCCTGAAGGCTCATCGGCGAAGGAAGGCGAAAGTCGTCCGTCGTCGGGTGAGCCCCAAGGCCAGTGTCAACCCGCGCCGCAAGGTCCGCGCTCGGCGCCGGAAAGCTCCGGCACGCAAGAGACGGCAACTCAATCCGGCTCTGTTGGTCACTCTGGGAGCCGTCAATCCAAGGAGGAGTGCAGTGAAGAAGAGACGCAGAAAGAAGACCGCACGAGCGGCCAATCCTCGTCGGCGGCGTCGTAACGCTACCCGTGTAGTGGTGACGGCTCCCCGCAGGCGCAATCGCAGGACTTCACACCGCCGGCGCAGTGTCGCACGGCGGCGCAACCCGGGGGCTTTCGGGCTTCGGGGCGCGGGGATGGCCAAGGCCATTGTCGCCGGTATGGCCGGCATGGCTGCGGCCAAGTTCATCCCGACCCTGATCCCGGGGCAGTTCGTGCAGGGCAACCTGATGCGGACTGTCGCAACCGGAGCTTCGGCGTTCGTCGCGCAGATGATCGCCCGGGCTGTGGTCAAGGACCAGACGGTGGCAGATGCAGTCCTTTTTGGAGGACTCATCCAAACCGGCTCGGTGGCGTTGAACGCCTTCCTGCCCGCCATCGCCCGCCAGGTCGGGCTGGCCGGGATCATGAACGCGGACTGGTCGATCCCCGAGAACCCGCTGAGGGCTCTGCCGGTGGCAGCGCCAGTGGCCATGTCGGGATTGGCAAGGGCTTACGGGGGCTACTGAGCCGGGCTACCGGACATCAGAGCACCTGAAACCGTTGAGAAGTCGAACGGAGGGGGACGTACAGGTCCTGGAACGTAAAGGCAGTGCGGCCCCTTCGAGAACTGGAGATTTGAAGTGGCAAAGATCAGTCAGGCAAGACGAGCGGCGCTGAGCCAGATTCTCAGCCCGCAGGACATGACCATCCTGGATGCGTTCCAGGGTGAAACCTACGTACAGGGCAAGTTGGATGTTCAAAACGAGCCCTTGTACGACACCTTTTTCCTGGGCGCGGTTCCGATCACGCAGGCCAACACGGCGCTGTTCACGGCCGTAGGACCAGCTTCGGGCAAGACCCTGGGACAAACCAACCTCACGCAGTCCAGGCGGCTCCCCGCTCCAGAGGCTCACTCCGTGCTGGGTATTCGGCTCTACTGGAACGAGGACATGCTGATCGCGGATCTGTTGGCGATCGTGGGCAACGCGCTCACCAACTTCTGCTTCGAGTTCTTCCTCGGCCAGAAGTGCTACAACCGCGGCCCCATCTGGTACTACAGTGCCGGCGGCGGGTTCGTCAACATCAACGCCAACGCTGCGGCCTTGGGGGCCTACACCAACGGCGTAGCGGATCGCAGCTCGATGCACAAGTTGGCGATCCCGCTCGTGATCGAGAACCAGGGCGAGTTCTACGCCCAGTTGACGGGCGGGCCTTACACCGTGACGGGCACGTTCTGTCTGATGTGCCTGCTCGACGGTCTGCACGCTCGTCCAGTGATGTAGAGCTGATCCGGCTGGATCTGCTCTAGCGAGTTTCCCGGCCCATCGGCAGGGGTGGGCCGGGATCGGGGCTGGCAGGAAACGGGGGCCTCCGGTCTCCGGGCCCCCGCCAGCCCTCCGTTTGAGGCTAAACCCGCCTGCATGACCGGGGCGGGAGAAAAGGAGGGTTCCGATGAACCCCTACGCAACGCCGGTTCAAAATGGACTGGTTCCCGAGTTCCCACTGGGTTTCGTGGATGTCAGCTTCGACTACGTGTACGACGTGAACCTGCTGGCGTCCCAGATCCTGAGAGATCAGTCGGTCCCGATCCACACCGATAGCGACTTCGTGTGGCGGGCCGTGATTCTCAGCCAGGCCACCGGAGCGTTTTCGTTCCGGTTCAACGACAGCCAAGGCTACTACCTGAGTTCGGGCTTCATGCTGTCGGCCAACCTGCTGTCGGGGACGGTTCCGTACCCGTATCCGATCTTCCCCGAGTTGCTCATGCCGGCAGGCTCCCGAATTGGCATCGAGATCAACGAACTGTCGGCGGCTCCGAACACGGTGCAGATCGTTCTGCGCGGAGCCAAGCGGTATCGGTTGCCGGCGGCGCGGCGCTAGTCGGCCGGGCAGAGAAAGGACGCTGCCATGTTCCAACTAGCCGAGTACCAAACGCCTGCGGGCTACTACGACCTGCCCTACATGCACGTCTACGACGGGGACGCGCTCACCGATGGAGCGAGCTACTCGAACATCGACACCCGAGTAGCCGACAATGACGCGGGTTTCGCGTTGCGTCAGATCATGGGAGCCGACAAACTGGCGGCCCGGGTTCAGTTCCGCGCCAGCGTGGTTCCCTTGACTGGGGCCAATGCCGGCTTCGTCATGCCCCGAACCTACCCCATCGCCCCGGAGCGGTTCATAACGCCGGCCGGCTTGCTGGCCATGGATCTGTACACGGTGGCCAGAGCTAACCGGGTCGCGGGCATGGTCACCATTTTCTTTGCGCAGATCGCTTTTCAGGGGGTGAGGCGCTACCTGCAACCTCCCGGGGGAGAGATCGCATATCCGGGGAAAAGCGAGTACAAGTATATCGAGCGACCGTTCAGTTACGTTCAGGCGTTCAACGTGACTTGGGCCGGCACGGATGCCGAACCCCGCAAGTTCTCGTTCCCGATAACCGAAGGTTGCGACTTTGAGCTTCAGCGCATCACGATCATTCGGACGGCGCAGGCCGGAGTGCCGACCAATGCGGTACCGGACTCTGAAGTGAAGCTGCAACTCTTCGATGAGCGGGGGAAGCAGTTGTCGAACGCTCCGGTACTGGACGTTTACCTGAACGACGCGGCCTCGGGTCTGGTCCACTTCTACAACCCGGTGTTCCCGGTTCCTTCGGTGCTTTACCGGCGCCAGACGTTCATCCGCTTTGAAGTCACCAGCCTGTTGACAGCCCCGTTGCTGCCGTCCACCTATCAGATCTGTTTCCACGGCATCCGCCGGCAAGAGACGGTGTGAGGAGAAAACCATGAACGGACTGCCTTCCATCATCGACGCCTTCACGCTGAATCCGGCGATCCGCTATCGTCCGGGCTACTACATGGCGAGCGCCTTAGGAGCCCTGGACGTGCTCAGGCGGGCCAACACGTACCGGCCCAAGTGGTACGTCATCCCCGACGACGAGAACTCGACCATCGCGGCCTACCGGACCTTGGAATATCAGCTTCGGGTCACGCCCCGGTCCTACGTGTGGGCCTTGCTCTGCAACCGCTTCGGGCTGGTAGCCCCGTTCGCCCAGATCGCGGCCAACGACGTGTGGCTCCAGATCACCGACACGTGCAACGGAATCCCGTTCTTCAGCGACTTCGTGCAAGGGACGGCCTTCAGCAGCCTGCAAGCTACTCTCACCGATCAACGCAATGCCATGCTGCCGCATCTCCTGACCCAGCCGAGACTCATCTTGGAACCGGGCCTGCTGGCGGTGGACATCGCTAACACGGCGGCCGTGGCGATCCGGCCCCAGCTCATCATCTTTACGGCCGAACCCTGCGAGGTCTACAAGCAATGAGACACCTCGGGACCTTGCGAATTCCGCAGCCCTTCCCGGCGGGCCACGGTTTCCCGATGTGCCACGGCAAGCCGGGCAACCACTTCGATGCTTGTCTGGCCCAGGACACGGCCATCTGGTACAACATCCAATGCTGTGGCGGGATTACGGGTCTGTGCCGAAGGGCCGAGTCGATGAAGTATTCCGACGACGAACCCCCCTGGGTCAAGATGCCTCAACAGGGCAGGCGCTACCAGGAAATCAACACCCTGCCTCTTGCCGTTTTCCCCTTGGCGACCGATACCGGAGTTGTGGGGTTTCAGGTTCCCATGGGGTACGACGGCGTGATTATGGGGATGGTCAACCGCTTCATTGGGGCTGGTTTTGTCGAAGGCTCAAGCGACATCGAATGGCGCATCCAGCTTTCCCGGCGGTATGCTCCCGACTACGGGCAGATCCTCACCAGCCTGGGTGATTTACAGGCGCCCTCTTCGCTGAGCGGGGGAGGCATTCGGATCTACAGCCACGAGACCATCCGCTACATCGCACGGGTGAACAACTTCGCTTTGCTCGATCCGAACGGGCGCATCCTGTGCGCCATATACGGCTGGTTCTACCCGAGGCCCTGAATGCCATACACTGCCCAAGGACCGTTTCTGGCTGGCGTGGATTTCACGTCTTGGTTCCATGTCAGAGGGCAAAGCTGCAACTATCCCGGTCCTCACATCAGAGGCAATGAGCGGTACGCCAGTTGGTTCATCGCAACAGGCGAAGCCTCGGCTGATCTGCGAGTGTACCGAAGCGCAGATGCCGGTTTAACCTGGGCTTCTCAGGACGTGGCGGCTATGCCCAGCGGTGGTAATTTGCTGGTGGCAACCGCCAGGCTTAACGCAGACACAATCCGCATCTGCTACCCTGGGGGGCCTCCCGAAACTGCCGGTTTGAATATCCCCGCCGTGCGGGATTTCGACTGCATTACCAACACGCTCGGCCCGCTCTTGTTCAACTGCGATGCGTTTGCAGCCCTGGCCCCGCAGATTGCCGGCTACCATCGTAATGTCGTGATGGCCGAGGATTGGATTTATGCTGCCACAGTAGCCCCCGTCTTCTTTGTAGGCCAGCAGATCACGCTTTACCGGCACGACGGCGTGGGCTTTCTGGCCCCCATCGTGGTCAGTGACAACGTGCTTCTGCCGCAGAGCAAGCTCTGCTGCCTCGAAGCTATCTACATGGACCCGGCGGGCACGGCGCATGTGATCTACAGCGAGCGGCCGCGAGTCGGCCCCCAGAAGCCCCGGATTGTGTACTACCGCCAGATCAGTTCCGCCGGCGTGATGACCGCCCCAGTGGTGGTCTACACCTACAACTTCATCTCGGACCAGACCTTCGGCTTTCCCGACCGCGTCGGAACTATGCTGATCTTCCCGTTCCCGGTCGAAAACGGAACTTCCGAACTGGACCAGTACTGGACCGGCGGGATGCTGGTGGTCGATCCTTACACGGCTCCGAATCCTGCCATCACTCAAGTAGCCGTTCCGACCCAGCGGCTGAATGCGGAGGGCACGGCCCGCTCGGGGAGCATCCACGCTTCCACGCTGGGCGGGCAAACCTATCTGTGGTGGGTGGAGCAAACGACGCTCGATGGTTTGACACCCCTCTCGCGCATCCTGTTCGCAACTTACAGCGGCGGTCCGATCGCCGCCGGTACGATCTTCCACGACGAATTGGCCAACCCGTCTTTCGATCCGCCAGGCGGGCCGATATACTACCTTTCGCCGCCCATCATGGATGTGGTGGACCCGATGCTTCTCGTGGGCATGTCAGGGCTCATTGGAGGCTTTCCTGTTGCCGGTAGCTTCTACTGGTTTTCGATTGCCGGGCCTCCCGGGGCGCCCGCGGTCATCCCCCTGGCCGGTTCCCGGCGCATGGTGGTTCTGGTCCCGAACCAGTTCGACCGTTGCCTTCAGGAGCAACTGAAGGGCGAGCAGCAGTTTATGCGAGCGCGGACCTGCTGCCAGCAGGAGACCTGGGTGGACATCGACAGCGTGAGGGCGCCGAAGGATTTCATCTCGCGCCGGCCGACTGGGGCCATCCCTACCCCTCTGGCGATTTCGGGAGACGTGGAGATCTTCAACTTCCGGGTTCCCACCGGCTACGATGGGCTGATTACCGCCCTGTTCCATGATTACACGGGTCCCGGCTTCGCGGACGGCAACGGGGACATCCAGTGGAGGCTCCAGGTCAATCGGACCTACGCGATTCACCTGGGCAACGTGCTAGTACGACTCGGCAGCCGCCAGCAGGCATACGGGTTGGACGGCGGCATTCAGATCCAGAGCGGGCAGACCCTGCGGTACATCGTCAACGTGCCAAACCTGAGCGGAGGCATTCTGCCCATGGCCACTCAGATTGTGGCCGGATTGGAGATTTTGCTTTATGCGCGGCGCTAGAGTTCTGATCTTCGTTCTGCTGTTTGGTTCTGCGCTCTGGGCGCAACCGCTGACCACGCCGGTGAACGTCATCCCGGACTGCATGATCTTCTTCGACTTCACAGGCAACGGTTCAAGCGCGAGTTTTGACAACCGCTTCATCGGCTGCAAGAGCTGGTACGTGGCCTACACCAGCACGGGTTTCCCCGCCCTCACGCTGACCTTTCAATCCTCGGCGGACAACAACGGCGCCCCGGCGGCTTGGGTGGCGTTCGCTGGAGCGACACTGGAAGGTGTGAACCCGAATGTGGCCTTGACCCAGGCTTCCACGATTCTGTACGGCTACTACCCCTGGCAGCGCATCACGCTGACTGGGGCGGTGGCGGGAGCGGGACGGAGGTTGCGCGGGACCTTTTACGGCTACCGATCCCTTAGCATTGTGAGCTTTGCTCCGGGAGCGGTCGTAACGGCCAATCAGGGCGCAGCAAACACCGCCGTAAACCGCTGGCCAGTCTACTTGTCGGACGGAGCGGCGGCGCAAGGAACTCAGGCGAACCCGCTGTTCAGCCGGCTCAGTGATGGTACCAACCCGTTCGGAACACTAGCCAACCCCTTGTCGGCAGGCCAGGAATACTACGACGGGGCGGCCACAGCCTATACCCCAGTGCCAGCCTGCACGGAGCGAGCGGCCATCACTATTGCGGGAGCTGGAACACTGGAAATCGTCGCCCTGGCCGCAGGCGACCAGATCCGGGTCTGTCATCTGTCGCTGTCCTATTCCGGCGCGACGAACCTTACCTTGGTCTACGGAACCGGGGCGAACTGCGGCGTAGGAACGACGGCTATCTCCGGGGCCTACACCAACATCCTCAGTTTGGCATTGGACCTGGAAGGCCGTTCGCTGGTAACCGTGCCGGTCGCCAATGCGCTGTGTCTGACGACCTCGGCGGCCGTGACGGGTGGCGGCTTCGTCACCTACGCGAGATATTGAGAGGCGAGCGATGAGATCCACACTGTTCAAGACCGCAACGGCGCTGATGGTGGTGGCTGTGCTCCTCTATGCCTCAGGGGTGGCCCCGGCCGCCTACAACCTCATCATGGACGAAGCCGGGGCGCTGGCCAGGCGGTCCACGCTCAACTTCACGGGGGCCGGGGTGGTCTGCGCAGACAACGCCGGGGCGCTCAGAACAGATTGCACCATCGCCGGCGGCGGGGTGACGTACATCAACTCAGCCGGCGGGACCGCCTACCGAGAAGACTTCGTGGGCGTCGTGAATGTGTCGATGACCAACGCGGAGCACGGCTTCAATTCGGCAAATCTCCAGGTGGCGTGCTACGACAATTCCGCTCCCCCCCTGTATTTCGAGCCGGCCTCCATCAGCATCAATGCCGCGACCTTCGAGGTCATCGCCACGTTTGCCGGCGCGACAACGGGGTACTGTGTGGTTCAAGGAGGCGGGGCGGTTGCCTGTGCGCCCTACACGATCACAAGCGCAGATGCAGCCTTCCTCGTGGCGAACACCGTGGCCGACGTGACTCTGTTTACGCTGCCCCAGTACGGCAAGATCGTGGGAAACACGATCAAGCACTCGGCTCAGTTCTCGGATGGTGGGGGGGCCATGACGGACGTGTCAATCTCCGTGGGCAACGCCGTGGCACCCTATACCCAGTTCGCTTCCGCCGCTTCGATTGGGGAAGCTACGGGTGTGGCTGACACCACCTTCCAGGACACGACCGGGTTCAAGAGCATGACCATGGCTGTTGCCGGAGGAACGGTGTCGGCCCACTTCATCGCCACGGGCCGGAACTTCGGAAACGGTGCGGCCACGTTCCTGACCGGAGGAACCGTGACGGTCTGGGCGTGCAGCTTGAGAGTGCAATGATATGTGGAAACTGCTCTTCATGCTCGCCGTCTGCTGTCCCCTAATAAGTCAGACGGCTGACATTGGAAATACGTCGATCGGTGGGATACAGATTCTGAACAGTGGCGACATTCAGACTTTTCTGGCAGGCGGCAACTGGAACAAGCCCGCCGGAAACTACAAATTGGTCGAGGTTTACCTGATCGCTGGAGGAGCGGGCGGAGGATCTGGTCGCGTGGGGGCAGCGGGCGTCAACCGTTACGGCGGTGGTGCCGGGGCTGGAGGGGGTTGGGGTTATTTGACATTCCCGGCAAGTACGCTACCTGCGATTGTAGCAATTGCGGTTGGGGCGGGCGGTGCTGGTGGAGCGTCACAAACTTCCGACGACAGCACTGGAAACAACGGTACTGTGGGCGGCAACTCGTCCTTTGGCGCTTATTTTACCGTGATAGGCGGCGGGGCAGGGGGCGGCGGCAGCACTACTGCCGGGGCCGGTGGAGCTGTTGGTCGCGGTAACTTATTCTCTGCCACGGCAGGGGCATCAGGTAGCAACAATGCAGGTACTTCCCTTACTGCTCTCTCTACCGCCTCGGCGGGGGGTGGTGGCGGTGGTGGACTCGATACCGTCAACGATGATGACGACGGAGGTAGCGGTGGAACAGCCAGCATCTGTGTTGATGGCACGGGCTACGCCGGAGGTGCCGCTGGGGCGGCAAGTGGTGGGGCGGGCGGGAACGGTGCAGCAGCTCCGGCTAATTCCATATGGGGCGGGGCTGGCGGTGGTGGAGGAGCTTCACACAATGCAGGCAATGGCGGGGCGGGCGGGAATGGTGGGACCTACGGCGGCGGGGGCGGCGGTGGTGGTGCGGCCCCCAACGGTTCCGACTCTGGCGCAGGCGGCAATGGCGCCGCAGGCATCGTGATTGTGAGAACCTACTGATGAAACTATCACCAACCAAAAAAAGGGGTAGGAAGGATGCCGCCACCCGTGCCTCATTCCTGGTCTAACGCGCTGCCCTTCGCCGCTGCCAGTCTGCTGTGGGACGACCTGCGCGTGCCGGTGAATGCCCTGGCTCCTGGAGCAACTCCGGCCGATCCGATCGTCTACGGACCCGGAGGAGCGGTTCGCATCCGGGGCTTCAATGGGGCAGCCACGGTAGAGAGCATGGACTTCACGGCCCAACTCCCGCATACCTACCAGGAAGGCTCAGACCTCTACCCGCATGTGCATTGGTGCCCGACGACGAACAACGCCGGAAGTGTGATTTGGAGGATTGACTACTACTGGCTGAACATTGGGGATCTGATTCCTGTTCTGGGCGCGACCTCAAACAACGACAACGCCAGTGGAACGGCCTGGCAGCATCAGGTTCTCATTTTCCAGAACCTGACTGGCACAGGCAAGAAGATCAGTTCGATGTTGATGTGCCGGATCTGGCGCGATCCGACCACGGACACCTACCCCGACGATGCCGGTCTGCTGGAGATCGACTTCCACTTCCAAGTGGACTCGGCCGGCAGCCGGCAGGAGTACGCGAAATGAGCGATGAGCTACACTACAGGCTGAGACGGTTGGAGGAAAAGCGATGAGACGTTCACCCTTCCTTTGGTTGGCGGCAGTGGCCACTGTCTTGATCTTCGCCGCCGCCCTGTCAATCCCCAGCCAGACCGTGAACATGGGCCGGACCTACGTTTCGAGCCAGAACGTCCGCTTCCCCAACGAAGCCATGGCTGGCACGACCCTGAACAAGCTGGCCAAATTGACGGGCGCCCCTTCGACGGCGATCCTCACCGCTACAGGGGACACCTCGGGCATCATCGGGATCGTAGTAGCGGGAGCTGGAGTGGCTGGAAATGCCGACATCGCTTTCGCGGGCAAAGCGTCGTGCGTCTTCGATTCGGCCACCACCGCCGGACACTACGTCATCAACGACACCTCGACGGCGGGCGACTGCATGGACGGAGGGGCGAGCTACCCGACCACGGGCCAGGTGATCGGGGTTGTGACGAGCACCAATGGAGGGGCGGGGACCTACGAGGTGGACCTGACGCTGTTCCAGCCTCAAGCCGGCGGAGCGGGCGGGGGAGCCACTATCTCGACCGGAACCTACGCGGCCCTGCCAGCCGTCTGCACGGCAGGCAACGCTTACCTCCCATCGGACAGCTTTTACAACCTGCTCAGGTGCGGAGCCGCAAATGTCTGGTCTCCCTGGGGGCCCGGCTTCCCTTTAACCTTGCATGACGATTCAGGCTTTGCCTGGGACAACCAGGACACCGCCACGGTGGATACGACGTATGGCGGGGTTTACATCTCAACCACGGCCAACAACACCACGGAAGAGTACGTCCGTTACAAGGCCAAGGCGGGGAACTACAAGATCACCGTCCTGGTGCTTTTGCAACTCAACCGAGCCAACTACAATGCCTTCGACATCGGCTGGCGGCAGTCCTCAGACGGGAAACTGGCATCATTCTCCTACTACCACAATAGCGGTTTTAACCTGGAAACCACCAAATGGAACACTTCCACGTCCTTCAACGGCGGTTACACCAGCATCGCGGCACCTGATGTCCAGTGGCTCTTCATGCAGATCGAGGCCAACGCCACGGATCGGATCTGCCGCTGGAGCATCGACGGACAGCACTTCTTCCAGGTTCATACCGTAGGTCGCACCGACTTTCTGACACCCGACCAAGTGTACTATGCGATCCGCAGCCAGAGCGCGAGCTTTGGGGCGGGAGCCACGATCATCAGTTGGAAAGAAGAGGCGATATGATGGTTCACTTTTCACGCGCAATTATGAGAACGCTACTTCCCTCCTGCCTTGTTTTCGTGGCTCTGGGCTTGGCTCAGGAGCCGCCAGCCAAACCTGAGTCCAAGCGCGAAGGCGCAGCAGTTCTGCTCGAAGCGGATCGCCTGTTCATCCGAGAAGCCCAACTAGTCATCGCCCAGGCGCACATCAACCATCTTCAGGCCGAGGCGCAAGTGCGTCAGGCCGAGGAAAATCTTAACCGTCTTCTTCAATCTCTGAAATCGCAGTACGCCTGCCTCGACTGCGAACTGAATGCGGATTTCACTTGGACGAAGAAGCCTGCCCCTTCCGAAACCAAACCGGCAACCCCCGCTCCCAAAAAGGCAAGCGGGCCAACTTCCAACAAGGAGTGAAGCATGAAGCAAACAATCTTCGGAGTGTTGCTGGCCCTTTTGACGGCCACGGCCGGATGGGGGCAGCAGAGCATCATCGACCAATTGACATTCAAGGCAGGCGCAGTCAGCCCAGTTGTCAGGGTTACGGCGGTCGCCACCGGAGTCCCCGGTACCGTCAGCCTATACTACTGGGTCATCGCACGGTACCCAGCGGGAGTGAGCATCCAGCAAGGCCCCGGCATCGCCAGACAAACTCAAGGCGTGGCTGGACTGGGGGCCAACCCGGTGGCTGTTTCCTGGCCGGCGCAACCCGGCGCTACGGGCTACGACGTGATCCGGTTGGTTACGCCCAACTGGCCCTTGACCAATACGTGTGCGAATTGTGTGGTCGCCAGCAACACCGCCGCGCTCGCCTTCAAGGATGTGGGAGGAGGCGTGGTGAACTGGCCCACAGCAGGCACGGTACAGGCCAGGGGAGAACAGATCACGGCATCGATCAACAACCGCGATCAGTCGGGCCCGGTACTGAACTGGACGAGCGCCGTGGCAAGTCCGTGGTTTCCAGCCTTGGGATTCCCGAAGATCCAGAGTGGAACCACGGCTTCGTACTTGACCAACTTCACAACGGGCGACAATATCTGGCAGATCTACGCCCGGGACGCCACGGCGACCGGCTACACGGACGGATTCTCAGTGACTCTGGCGGCCTCAGGTGGAAATGGAACAGGCGGCATCCGCCCTGTGCAGCTCGTCGGAAGAGCCGAGAAGGGCTCCAACCTGGGTGAGTTGTATGGCGCGAGCGTCTACGCGATCCAGGATGACGGGAGCATCGTCAGACCGAACCTCTATGGTCTGACTTCCTGGCTCCAGATCAACGAAGTGAACGCCGCGGACGCCCCAAACGGCTACGTGGCTGGCGTGATGGGTATTTATCAGACTCCGGGCGTGAACCCCACCACCACTTTCCAAAACCCCGGAGGCAAGGCGGCCCTGATGGGAGTAGTCAAGGATGGCTCGGCCAACAACATCCCTGACGCCGTGGTGCTGGCCATGCTCGAAGGAGACGCGGCGCCTACCGCCACCGTGCCGGCGGCCTTCCGGGCTGTCACGGTACGATCCACGCCTGGCGGACAGTACACCTACGGACTCGACCTTGCCAACCTCGCAGGCCCGGCGCAGCCTACAATCAGCGCAGCGGGGGCAGACATCAAGCTGCACTACTTCGCGACCGTTGACAATGACGACCTGGCCAATCTGCACATCACGGGTGTGGCCGGAAACAACTTTCTGACCGACTTCCGCAATACCGCCGGCGGGGTCATCGTGAGGTCTACTCAGTATTTCGACGGAGCCGATGGAGCCGACTTCGCGGCACGTCACGCCAGGGGGACAATTGCGGCCCCCGTGATCTTGAACGCAGGAGACGAACTCGGAAGTTGGAGGGCAAACGGATGGGACGGAAACGACTTCGTGGGTGGAGCCGAGATCACCGCCATCGTGGACGCCGCACCGGGAGCCGGAGACATGCCGGGTGCCCTCATCATCTCCACCGCCAACGATGGGGCCATTGCCATGACTGAGAGAGCGCGGTTTAGCCGAACCGGCGGCATGACCATCGCCCCGCTCACCCAAGGAAATCTAGGTGCCCCGGCCAATGGCACCATCGTGTACTGCTCCAACTGCGATCCTGCGATAGCAGGGGCCGGGCCCACGGTTTGCTCGACAGGCGGGGCCAGTTCGGGCGCCTTGGCGATCCGGCTCAACGGTGCCTGGACCTGTGTAGGAATCTGATCTGGAGATGGGGTGACGACGCAGTGGGGAGATGACATGAGACTGGGGGGATTCGTTGCAGTCACGATCTTAGTACTGGTGGTTCTAGTCAATGCGTTCCCCCAGACGTTCACCCGCGAGAAAGACAACATTGACGCCCACATGAATTTCACAGCAAAATTGGCTGAACATTCCGTCAAGCTCGAAGCTATGAACGGCGTACCGGAACGCATGGCGCGAATCGAGGAGCGGCTGGACGGTCTGGGTAGGATGGTTTGGGGAATCCTGGCCGGCATCGCCGCTCTGCTCGGCAAAGAGGTATGGTCGGAGATGCGGGCGCTCCGAACCCGCCGTCTGGCGAATGGAACGGAAGTGGGTTGACCCGCAAAGAGGAGCGTATGAACCAATCAGTCATGCAGGACCAGGTAGGTATCGGCTTCCTGGCCGTCTGGATCATCCAGCGCCTGAAGGCCGCCAAGTGGCTGCCGTTCATTAACGACAACACGAATCAACTCAACCGCTTCGTCTCGGCCCTCTTGGCCGCAGCGGCCTCGGTGGGGATCACCATACACTACGACCCGACCGGGGGAGCGATGACGATCGCCGGACTCACCTTGACCAGCGGCGTGTCGTTCGTGCTGGCGGTACTCTGGCAAGGCGCCATCCAGGAAGGTCTCTACCGCGGCCTGTTCAAACGCACGAAGAACGGCGAGGCACAAGCCCTTAAGGAAGGATGAGATGAGTCTCAGCGTCATCAATGAAAAGGAATTGGGCGAAGCGATCGTCAACAGCTTGGCTCCCAAGCTGGCCTTCATTCAGGAACGTTTCGAGACCTGGATACGGGGACTGCTTGTCGAGCTTTTGCAGGGCAACGCAGTACGCCTCACAACTTCGCTTGGAGGGCAGACGGTCCAGGTGACCGTGGAGTTGGTCCCCAAGCCCTGATCTCCGAAGAGGCCCGCTGTCTTCGGGGTTCGCCCGGGAGCGTCCTTGTCCACACCGACCGGCGGGGGCGCTCCCGTTATATTTCGATTTGTTTATATGGATAAATCGACACCAAGACCAAGGCAGACGGAGTGCAGATACGAACCTCCTTACCCCGCTCATGAAACCGTTCTGTTTTTTCTGGACGATCCCAAACTCACGGCCCATCGTCCTTCCCCGCTGTGCGATACAGAGCATCCCCATCCGATCCTGTCGTGCGGCGAATGGTTTTCTGAAGTGGCAGGCGGTAAACTGGTATGAAGCTCTCGGCCCACTTCGACTCGAATGAGTTCAAGTGCCACTGTGGGAACTGCGGGGAGCCGCTGATAGCCCCTGAGTTGATCGAGGGCTTGGAAGCTTGGCGAGCGATCCTGAATGCCAACCTCACGGAAGGCCAAAAGGAACACCGGCTCCTCATCACCAGCGGTTGCCGTTGTGCCGCCTGGAACAAGCATGAGGGCGGCAAGGCGTCGAGCCAGCACCTCTACAACCCTCATACGGGCTTACCGGGCCGGGCGGCCGACGTGCAATGTCCCACGCGACCGCTTGGGGAGGTTTACCAGGCCGCGCTCCAGGTTCCCGGCTTCCAAGGCATCGGCCTGGCTCCTCCAGCCGCTCCAGAATCTTCCAAGGGCCGTCAGGGGCATCCTGATTACGTCCACGTGGATGTGCGGGCTACTCTGGCCCGGGTTCAATGGGGCTACGACGAGGACGGCCGAACCGTGGCCCTGGCCCAAGTGCTCCCAAGAATCTTCCCTGACGTGTCAGGAGTGGAAGCTTGACATGGCCATCCAGGACCAGATCCGCGAGACCGCGCTGCGTTACGGGGTAGACCCGGCTTTGGCCTTGGCCGTCGCTCAACAGGAATCGGGCTTCAACCAGGGCGCCCGCGGCAGGGCCGGAGAAGTGGGCGTCTTCCAACTCATGCCGGGGACCGCTTCGGACCTGGGCGTGAACCCGTACAATGAAACCGAAAACATCGAAGGCGGAATTGCCTATCTCTCCAAGCTCTACCGGCAGTTCGGCGACTGGACCAAAGCCTTGGCGGCCTACAACGGCGGGCCGGGGAACATGGCCCGGGGGACCACGCCTCCCGAATCCTGGCAGTACGCTCAGGACGTTCTGGGGAGAGCCGAGGTCTACGGCGTCACAGCGCCGCTGACAGGCTCGGTCGAGCCACAACTAGCCTCCATCATCCCCAACCTGGAGAACATTCCCCTCTGGGTCTGGCTGGCCGGCCTGGGGGTCGTGGCGGTAGCCTGGATCGCACGCCGGGATTGACAGCCCCGCAAAATTCTGGTAGGCTCATCCCATACGTGAAGTGCGGTGTCTAGTTCCCTCCGAAGCAGGGGCGATCTAGTGACGGGTCGCCCCTCCAGATTCTCCTCTTGACAGGTAGGCGGATCGGGTGTACCATCATCCCATCACACGTGAGATTCTCCTCTCATGATTCGATGAGCGAGTGCTAGTGCGGGCCCCCCGTTCTCCCAAGCGGGGGGCTTCGCTGCCCTAAACCGGCTGTTCGCAAAACCCCCTCCTGGAAAAGCCTACTGAAACCCCTTGCTTTGCCCCCTGACCTGTGGTATAACAAACCTGTTCGCAAAGTGTTCGCAAAAGAGGTCTCAGAAAAACAGGAGAGCACATGTCGGCAGCCCGAGAGGCGGAAGCGGGAACTGTACGGCCCTGCCCGTTCTGTGGCAGAAAGCTCCGCTCAGAATTGGCGAAGTCTAATCACCTCAGAAAACACGACGAAAGCGGAGAAGCTGTCCGGTTGAAGAAGTCGGTCGACTCACAAGGAACTGTGTTCATGGACTGGGAGATAGTGGTCCCAGTTGGCAGAATGCGTGAGTATGAGCACCAGGGATGGAGATGAAGCACGCTGTCAAACAGGTGAGCCACCCCACCAAGCGCAAGATGGACTACGACGGCCTGGCCTACTCGTCGGCCAAGTGGGAGCGCATCCACGGTCTCGTTCGTTTCCCGGTCGAAGACCCGAAATGGCAAAATACCCGGGAAGGCGGCATGTTCGTGCGCCTGGTGGTAGTACCTCCGAAGGGTCTTGACTATCCGATCTGCTCTGGAGGCTTGCAGCATATCTTTTACGATAAGGACCCGGACGAGAGCACGAAACGGCAGTTCCCGAATCGCGAAAATGTAGAGATGGACCCTTCGTGGCGATACCTGTCCATCGGCTACATCGCTGTGCTCTACCTGGGCTCGACCGGCTGGAGCGGGGCGGATGCGAACGGGGACTACTGGCAGTGCCAGCGCAAGGACCTGACCCTTGACGGTCGGAACCTCATGGACCTGATGATGGTGCTGCATCCCAAGTGCAGGGTCGAGTTGCAGACCTGGCTGGACACGTGAGAGGAACGCAGGATGGCTGAGAAGACTGAATTGGATTTGGCCGCGCCAGACGCGCAAGCAGTTCGCATGGGCCCCCCACAAACCGGTACGGGGTTCCTGTTTGGGACGCCCGACAACTTCACGTTGCTGATCGGTGACTTCCATATCAGTGTGCTGGGGGGCAAACCATGCTCTACCGGCAGGTTTAAGAAACCGCGGGATGAACAGAAATGGATTACTTGGCACCTTGCCTTCCAACGCCACGTGCTGGAGCGTCTCGAACGCTACGCCGAGTTGAGGCTGGCAGAGTTGCAGACGACCGAGGCACCGACCCCATGATTCCTCCCGAAATCCTGGAAGCCGCCCGGCGCTACATGCTGTTCAATAGTCTGCTCGGCTCTCATGTCGCACTCTTTCTCGATTCAGGGGATGGTGGTCTGGCAATTTATAGTGGTTCAGCGTCTGATCCCATGAGTAAAGTGCTTTCGATTGCTGACAACCTGGATGATGCTCTGGATGGGATGGAACGTTATGCTGGATTGTATGCGGCAGACTGGGGCGCCATTCTGGATTCGCTGCAATCGCCGCAACCCGCCCAAAGCTCAGCGGTCCAGATGGGCCTTGAGAGGCTCCGTCGCTACCACACCCTGAGGATGCTGTTGCGCCAACAACTCCCGCTGGCGCTGGAGCGGTTGGGGCTCGCCATGACGGATCCTACCTTGGACGTATTTGTGGGCGAGTTGGCCTCTGCGGTACATCTTAACTGGGATGGTGTGTGGGAGGAAACCCAGAAGGCGTTCCGAGTCCATGAGAAGAAGGAGAACAAGCATGAGAACCCTGATCCTCTTGACGACGGTCCTCACGGGCTTGCGGGCCCAGACGCCTGAGGTGAGCATCATGCTCTGGATTTGGTCTGGCCTCGGCTTCTGGCTGCTCGGCATCTATCCTGCATGGCGATGGGCGATACCTCGGATTGATGCTTGGCTGGGAAATGTCCCGATGACGAACCGTAGTTTCACCGGCTGGAGACGGCGCCACATGCTAGATGCGGTATGCTGGCCAATGAAAATGCTACTTCTGGCCTTCGGTTGTGCTTTGGTACTTGTGATGGTCCCGGTCATCCTGATCTCCGAGGGCTATGACCGAATCCAGCCTTGGTTCATGAGACGCTGGCCTTGGACCTACTTCTACCCTGAGGCACAAAAGGGCGACCTCGCTGGTTTGCAGTCCGAAGACATGGACCAAATCTTCCGATGACTGATGAAGAAGAAAGACAACTCACTCTTCTCGCAATTCGAAAACTGCGCGAGGTGCGTCTTGAAGCCTTGAACGCCACGGAAGCCCATATCAGAGCGCAGGCAGAAATGGATTTCCTAAGCGCCAAGATCGAAGCCTACAAGCATCTCATCGATGAGGCGAAGTTCGAACAGCAACTACAGCAGGACGGAGGGATCAGCAATGAGAAGCCTGTTGAACGGCTTGTCCTTATTCCTGACACTATCGATCACGGCCCAGACCCCGCCTGAGTTCATCTCGGCCGACTTCACCTGGCAGCAGGCCAGTTTCGGACCCTTGCAGCTCTACGCCGTCTCGGTCTGTAACAACGGCCCCATGAACGCAACGGTACAAACCTTCCGGGACGTGTGGCCCAAGGCCAAGGCCCAGAATCTGCAACTCCAGACCCCTACGGCGATCCGCGAGGTGGAGCGCAGCCTGGAAGGGAGCAACCTGCCCAAGTGGATCATGTGGGGCGCCGCCGGAGGTTGTGCGATCGCTGCGGGCGTGACGAATGGTGGAGCCGTCGCGCTCGATCCCAGCAAGGGAGTCGGAAAGGCCGTGGCCTACAGCATGGCGGGTTGTGCGATCGGGCTACCGATCATCGCGGAGCGATACACAGGTAGACCAGGAGGTGAGCAGACCAAGGCACCAGAAGGCGAGATGCTCCCGGCGATCTTCGTGCTGGCCACGGGGGACTGCAAGCAGGGATTGGTCTACGTGACCGTGCCGTTTGGGTTGAAGGTGGCACCATAAACATGGCTACAGTCTACTATTTCGGCTGCATTGACACGACAGGCCACTACATGCATCCCTCGACTCCGGCGCAAACCCTTGAGGAGCGGAGAGCAGTGTCGGAGCTGATCTACACAAATCCATGGAGGGCTAATATCGATTCTGGCCTGTGCCCTGTGGGCCCAGAAATAGAAGGTCTGGCAGTCCTCCGTCAAAAAGATGGTTGGACCGTCTTGTCCTTCTGGGATCGCTCCGTAGATCACCGAGGGAAAAGCAACAGCAACTTTCTGGCGCAAGGCATCTTCACTTTCGATGAGATGATCGGACTGGCCCAAGAGCACTTCCCACAAGTGATGAAGCGCCTTGGTTTCGTCATTACGCAGGTGATCCCGTGAGAGCATGGTTGTGCCTGTTGGTTTGCTGGACCGGCCTCCACGCTCAAGTCATCGGTCCTCGGGACCGATGGCTCATCCCGATCTACGACTGGTTCTGCCCTCAGCATCCCTCCGACCAATGTTGGCGCTACGCCACCCTGCCCGAAGGGATGACGGTCGAGACGGATCCCCGCGGTCTGCCGTTCGTGATCTGGAAAGCTGGGATTCTGCCGGCGCCGGGGACCTCAGGAGTCTTCGATCCCGAGAAAGTGCTGCACTGGATCGATGTTCCCGAGGTAGAGCTGGCGGTCGGTCTGCCCTGCTCCGCTCCCAAGGGAGCCTTGACCCTGCGACCAATTCACGATGAAGCTGGTCAAGTAGTTTCAGCATTGCGGCCCTACGTCTGCCGGCAGGGTGTTTGGCAGGTCCTGTATCTGAACTACGACCTGACGGACTTCATCCCTCGGCCGGGCTTGAGATACGACGCCCAGGACTTCCTGGTGACTGTGGACAAAGACGGGGTGTGGTCGATCCGGCTCCGAGCCAAGTAGAATGAGATGGACATGGATGTACCGATTGTTTTGGAGGACCAAAGTGGAACTCGATTTTGCAGCAGTTGAAACGCAACTCGCCGCGGCCAACGCAGCTTTGGCCCGGCTGAACACGGCATGGCCCAGAGTACAGACCGGCGTGGGCGTGCTGAAGGCGGAGAATGACGCCCTGCGAGCCGCATTGCCGAACGCTCAGACCCGGCTCAACCAATTGGCCGGGACGCTCGGCCAAATGGCTCAGGGGTTGGCCACCACGGCTGACGGTGTGGAGGCGATGGTAGGCAGCTTGCCGACGATCCCGCCGCCGACACCGCCGGGAGGTTAGCAGTACCCAGAGAAGTCTACAACGAAAACAAGCAGACAAGGAGAGAAACGATGGAAACCAAACCGGCCTGGGAATCCCTTGAGGGCCACCAGGTCGCCCGAACTTTCGCAACCCAGGAGGACGCGGCAGCCGCCGGCGCTCCTGGAGCCAAAACCTACGTCGCCACGGAAGACCAGAAGCTCTGGTTTGATCCCAAGGCTGGCGAACCCGATCCCGAACCCGGCCCGGGCGAGAGTCCGAAGCCAAAGACCAAGATGCACTTTCAGATTGGCGGTCTGCCATGGGTAGTGTATCACTACTGTTTCAGGGACAAGGCCGACGCCAACCAGGAGGGCGTGCTGGAGAATCTGGCACTGCCGGTTCCCCAGGCCATCAAGCTGAACATCAAGCCCACCACGGTGGGTGGCAGCGCACCGGGCACGGGCAATACGGTCCCGGTTCCGCTCAACGGCCCGCTCAGCCCGACTCAGAAGATCCGGCGCCCGTCGCACATGGCGGGCTGGGAGATCCGCAACATCGACGTGCAGACCGAACCGGAACAGGTGGCCGACCAGGCCCAAGCCACGGCCGCAGCGGTGGTCAGGATCGAAGGCACGGTGAACAAGATCGCAACCAAGCTCGGCGTATGAGCTTCCCGTCTGTCGCACCAGGGACCGAAGGAGGGGCGGCCTTGCTCGTCAAGGTCGCCTCTTCGGGTTGTGTCCGAACACGCAAAGACGCCGAGAACTTCCGAGATGCGCTCAGAAATGGAGGGTACGAGAAAGAGTACCTGACTTTGTATCGAGCCGTCCTGGCGTTGCTGGGGGACATGTCGGCCCTCCAACTACCCGAGCCGCAATTCTCGGTCACAAGGAAAGCGTACCTTGGCCTGAAGGCTCACTATATCGGGGACTCGGAGTGCCGCTGTATCCGAACCTCTACCGGAGGCGTGGCGGTGAACCTAACCACCTGCCCGGTGCATGGTGAGACTCCAGGGGCCAAGCCGGGGTTCAGAAACCTGGATGGATTGAAACCATGAACGGACGTCCCACTCAGTTCGTGGAGAACGACAGCAAGACGCTCATTGCCAAGCCGTGTTGCGTTGTCAAGGGCTGTGATCGACCGGCCTTCTATGATGAGCACGGGATTCTGCTCTGCGTCGGTCACATGGCCAATTTACAGATTGAAGCAGTCCCAGTTGAAAATCTCGTACCCCGGCTCGAAGAGTTGGCGGCCAAGATCAGGAGGACGGTATGAGCCAACCCGCCTCTTTCGACCAGCCCCGCGACGGCGAGACCGTGCTCGCGTGCCCGCATGACTCGAAGTGGAAACGTAAACTGTTCTTCGTCGGTGACATCCGCGATGGCAAGCCTACGGGACTGGGCCTCTTCGTGCGCCGGCGTGCGACCGACGAAGGTATCTGGGTACGCTGGGTCGTGCTGTGCTGGTGGTGCAGTTGGAGACGGGCCAGGAAGCGGCAAGAGCCGGTTCATAGGGCGAAGTGCGAGATGATCTGGAGCGGCAAGTGAACACTCCGCAGTGCTTCCGGTTTTGTCGTTGGACCGGGCATCGGTGCTTGTTTCCTACGCGTCGTTTTACTTTCGTCAAGCGGCTGGGAGAGAACATTCGGAAGGTCCGCTATTGGCGTTGCCTATGTGGGACTGCCGAGACCGAGGGGCGGTATGCGGGAAGGACCCGGGAGCTATGAACGCAACCCCCTGGTGGGTCTGGGTGGCTGTGGCTGTGTTGATCCTGTATGTGGTCTGGCCGGCGGTGAAGGGCTGGTTGCCGCCGAGAAAACGTTGAACAAGGAGACTGTTGTGGCTGAAGCAACTCGAAGAAGACTGCGCCGTGTGCATCCGTCTCTGGTGACGGTGAAGGACAAGACAGATTACTTCCTTCAGGCGTTTTCCGAGACCATGAAGGAGATGTTCCCGAAGCCTGCCGAGCCGCCTCCGGGTTGGGGTATGCCGAGGCTGGCAAATTTCTCCATGCGCGTGTCGGTCAGTTCTGAATCTGAAAGCGAACGGCAGATCTTGGAACTCAGGCAGGTAGGGGCCGTCGTAGCCGACAAGGCTGGCGAGTTCGCTCGCTTCCTGGCCTTGGAACTTCGGCCTGGAGAGCATCTCATCGTCACGGTGGAACGCCATGAGGACATCCCGCTGAGCGGCGCCACGCCGGTGGTCATGCCGAGGTGAGGGAGCGATGCGCCAACCCAGGAAAGACCGTGGCAAGCCTAAGAGAGACAGCTTCTCTCCTGATGTGGAGTTGGCGTTCTGTTACGGCGCTCTCCAGTCTCTAGCAACCCTGACTGCGATTGTGCTGCCGACATTTCAGGCTGCTTGCAAGAAGGTTGACTACCAAGCCCACTGGCAGGTGCTCAAACCCCACTGCCCGCCGATTGCCAATGTCCCGTGCCCTCCCGACTGCCAGAACTCGCGCAAGCATCTGTTTGACGGCTGCCACGTCTGCGATTGCCTGAGGGGTAAACCACGGAATCCGCCATTGAGGAGGACCAAGTGAAGCTGCCACATCTGGACGAACTGCAATCGTCGATGATGGCTTCCGCGCTTACGCACTTCGACACGGGCGCTTCGTATCTGGATCGCGCAAAGCTGCATGTGAAGACTGCACAAATTGAATTCTCGACCGCGGAAGCATTGTTGGCCCAACTGAAACGAGAAGTGCCCGCCCTGGCAAGGCTGGGCAGAAGATTGGCGCGTAATAAAGCTCAACTCTTGCAGGAGCTGGAAGCGGAAGGGAAGCAGGGGGCGAGGGGGAAGAAACCGCAGGTTGCGTCCCAATCAGGTAACTGACCAATGACACGCCGGTCCCCGGAGAAGAGGCGGCAGAAGTGAAGACCGAGGCTGAGATCCAAGAAGAGCTTTTTTACCGCCGGAAGCTGCTGGCGAAGTCCATGGCCGCTGTGCAGCCGCACCTTGGCGTGGTCGATAACGAATCGGCCGTGCTGATGCTCGAATGGATACTCAGCCCCAACATCAAGCCTCGCGGAAAGCCAGAGGGCGAGAGCAGTTTGGGTTGGTTGTGGTGGAAGCTGAAACTGTACCGGCTGTTCCCGCGCTACAGAATTGGAGGAGTCTCATGATGACTTTCGACTCTAAACCGGAGTGGCAGAAACCAGCCCCGCCTGCCTACCGGCTCGCCCACTGGCTCCGCTTCGCGTTTCCGCGCCGGGTGGTTTCCTCCGAGCCGCCCGAGAATCTGGGAACCGGACTACGGGTCGTGCTGACCCTGAAGTGCGGGCATGTCTTCCATGTCAAACCGGGGAAGAGGCTTCCGAAGCGGTGGTTCTGCTCAGCCTGCGCGCACGCCTGGCTGAAGGGAAGAAAAGGGCCAGGGGAAAGAAACCGTAGGTTGCGTTCCCCTGAAGTAGACGGATTATGACCCCCAAAATGCGCCTGTTCCCAAATCCCTCCAGCTCTGAGGTAGAAACCTACTGGGATGTGCTCCGACGATGTAGAGGACTGGCCACGGTCGAGACTGTCATGCGGTGGGCAAAACAGTATGGCGTCTATGATCTGGCGAACGCCGCCTCTAAGAAAGCACGCACCATAAAGCGGCAAGCCCGATGACCTGCGCCCTCTACATCCGCGTCTCCCGCTTCTTCCGCAAACGCAAGTGCCGCAGAAAGGGACATGACTGGATTGCGACCACCAACTTCAACCCTCCTCCTAAATTCGAGGACGGCGCCCTTGCTCTCAAATTCAATATGCTATTGCTGTTGGCGTGCTGCATGGGGCTACCGGAGTTTGCCCTTCTGGGGACCGGGATGACGGATGTGGAGCGGCTCTGTGCCAGATGCGGCAAGTACGAGAAGGGTGTCTTATGGGGAGAAGCGACGATGGCAGAAGCATCCACAAAACAACTGAAGAATCTTGAGTCCCGATGACCTGCGCCCTCTACATCCGCGTCTCGAGCCGTGACAAGGACCAGGACCCCCGCAACCAGCTCTTGCAGCTCCAGGCCCTAGCCCAGTCGAAGGGCTGGAAAGTAGCCCAGGTGTACGAAGACCGGGAATCGGCAAGCCAGGGCAAGCAGCGCGAAGCCTACAACCGGCTCTTCCAGGATGCCGCCAAGCCCGGCCGGAAGTGGGATCTCTTGCTGTTCTGGAGCCTGGACCGTTTCAGCCGAGAAGGCGCCTACGCCACGCTCCACGGGCTCAAGGAGCTTGATCGCATGGGTATCCGCTTCCTGAGCCTCCAGGAACAGTACCTCGACACGCTGGGGCCCTTCCGGGAGGCCGTCATGGCGATTCTGGCGGCTGTGGCTGCTTTGGAGCGCAACCGGATCTCGGAACGGGTCAAGGCGGGGATCGCCAGGTGCAAACTGGAGGGCAAGACTTTCGGACGGCGCCCCTTGACGATCAACACGAAACAACTCGCCAAGATGCAGAAGAAGGGCTACAGCCTGGCCATGATGGCCAACTCACTGGGGGTTTCCAGAAGTACCGTGCTCAAGCGGCTGAGACAACTCGACGCTTGAGTTTTGCTCCGAGCCACCATACAAACCAAGCCCAGTGGTTCTTCCTTATGGGATTTGCATAGTCAGCGATCATGGCCTCTCTGAAGATGGAGCACATCCAAGGTAACCATCTGATCTTCATGTCTCGATCTCAGTGGTCCGTTGTTTGCTGCGTAGCACTTGCGCCTTCCCCCAGCCGTACCGCCGGCCATCCTTGCCGAGCTTCGAGAGATGACTGTGCAGCTCATCCATCGTCACTCCCAGCACTTTGGCGATCTTGCTCAGCGTCTCGGCTTTGGCGTGGCGCCGCCCGCGGAACAGCAGCGAGATGAAGCTGAGCGTCATGCAACTCTTCCGGGCGATGTCCGAATAGCTCATGCGGTTCAGGGCGTCCTGGACCGGGTTCACCAGCCGCAACAGAGGATCTTTGGTAGTGGGCTTGGCCACGTCTAAAGCATAACATGAGGCTTGACCATCAGTCAAGAGGAGGGGTATACTGAAGGAGAACGGATCAAAACGAAACTTGAAATGGAGACCACATGAAGAACCTATTCGCAGTCCTGTTCCTGGCCTGCTTCTCGCTACAGGCCACACCCGTTATGAATCCAGACGGGATTCCGTTGAGCCTTTCCGACCCGGGCATCGGCCGTCTCATCATCGGCATACCAGGCTCGACCTGGGACGTATGGGCCAATGACAACTGGGGCAACACGGCTCCAGGGATCAATGGAGATTTCGATTTCAACGACGGCCACGGCACGATTATGTTCCTCACCTCAGGCACGGCCGAATGGCTCGGATCGAACGCAGGCCACACCAATGAGTTCATCGTAGCCGGCCAGCACATCAACGCTTCGACGCCCGGCCCCGTGACGTTCAGCTACACGCCGGATGTGGAACTGATAATCCAGTTCCGAGACCTCACGACGGGGAGCACATATTACTCCGGCCCAGCCTCACGGAACTGCGACGGTGCCCCCCATGTCTGGACCGAGCAGATCAACCCAGTCCCCGAGCCAGCGAGCTTGGTGCTGGTGGGATTGGGGCTACTCGGTCTGAGCCGCTTGAAGAAGAAGTCCTGAGTGGCACGTTTCCAGCCCGCCGCTCCGTTTTGAGGGAAGAAAAAGGGGAGGGGAAAAAACCGTAGGTGTCGTTCCCCGCAGGTAGCCGGATAATGGGTAGCGGAGCCACGAGCGGCGATCACTTCGGCAACTGCGAGGTGGTGATTTGCCCCGTATGTGGGGTAGTGGGTCAGTTTAACATTCTGGCCCCTTGCACCAAGGGGATGAAGCATGCTCCCAAGGGTGACCCCAAGCAGCCCGTTGTACCGCTCAAGCATCGGCGGTATCCTTGGGAAGCCAAACCCAAGGAGAGACGTATGACGTTGATCACTGGAATTCGCTGCCCAGATGGTGTTGTCCTCTGTGCTAACACGCAAGAGACTGCGGGGTACTACCGCTCATCACGGGACAAAGTAGAGCAGAAACTGATGGGCCAGTTCGCAGTGGTGATTGCCGGGAGTGGCCTATCAGAGTTGATTGATTCATTCGTGGAGCGGATGGTGCGACGAATGGCCACTGAGCTCAGTTCCTCTTTGATTGACTTTCAGCACATCTTCGAAACAGAGTTGGAGTTATTCAAGAGGGATGAGGTCTCTACTTTTTCAGCTTCAGAAGAGGATAAGTATCTTGGTTTTCTAGTAGCTGCGGTGTCGTCAGAGGGCTACGAGGTATGGGTCACAAAAGATCAGCGCCTTATACGCATTGACGCATATGAGGTGGTGGGATGGGAGATCCCGCTGTACACTCACGTTTTGAGAAAGTTCTTCCGAGAGCAGATCAGCGTTTCCCAGGGAGTATTGGCCGCGTTATACATGCTCACCGTGGCAGAGAACACATCAAACTACGTGAAGGGTCCGTTTTCGGTGGCTATTGTGCGTCAAAATGGGATTTTCATTGAAGACCAAGCATACATCAGGGAAATGGCTGACAGGCTTCGTGCCTACGATAGCTATGTCAATGCGATCCTTCTTTCGTGCGCCGATACCGGAATGTCGATGGTGCGCCTAGAGCGGGAACTTGTCACTTTTGCTGAAAGCGTTCGGGATCTGCATAAAGCTCATGTAACAGAGGTTGTGAGAACAATGCTGAAGGCGGGGTTGAATACCATCAATGATCCGTACGCAAGGGTACCGGCCGGTTTAACCTTGGCGATCGCCGCTGGTGATCTAGAGACACTGACTCCACGCGAAAGAGAGGCGTTCCTGAAAAAGGCAGGTGAAATAGTGCAGAACATACCTAAGACAGAAGGGCAAGCAACTCCTGAACCTCCCACACGTGATCCGAAAGGCCAGCCTCCATCGCAGGAGTGACGCGGAGCGTCTGATGGATGCGGCAGAAGTTGTAGTGCATGTAGTGAAGAGCGATAGCGGCCACATGGTTTTCGATCTTCTTCGAGAAGGCGTTTGTCAGCCGGGTGAACCGGCGCATCTGCATCCGCATAGTGAGGTTCTGTCGCTCAACGTAGCTGGTCGAGATGTGCTTGGGATCGGGTTCCCCAAGCATTTCGTGTTTTTCGCAGCCGATGCACTTCGCCGGGCTGTATCGGGCTTCGGTCTTCCGATCCGTCCCGTAGAGCTTGTGCAGGATGGCATAGTCGATGTCGTTTGCAAAGGCGTCGATAATTGCGTTCAGGTAGATTTTCAGACCATCGGTCGTAAGCTGCACTCGATTTGCCAAGCGCCCCGACAAGTCCTGAAGAAACTCCGTGGCGCATCCGGCATCCCTCTTCCCGACCAGCCAAGAGCACACCAACTTGCTGTCCGCGTCCATCGCAACCCAGGTCCACGTATCCCCGCAGATCTGTCGCTCTGCCATCTTGCGGGTGACGTTCTTCTGCTTGGCTCCGACGAACGACCAGATTTCATCGCATTGAATCCTCTTGCAGGGGAGGTTGACGAGAGCCCTGTTCAAGTAGTCCGCACAGGCGGCCCCAAGCTCTACCAGAAGTTTCGCAACCGTGTTCTTGGCAACCCCGGTCATGCGAACCGTGGCCCGGATCGAATTGCCTTCTACCAGCGCCGCAACCACTTGCGCCCGCTTTGTGCTGTCCAGCCTGTTCATGATTCAATTGTACAGCGGTCAAGCATAAAAGTCAATAGAAAAATGCAAAAAGACGTGCGTGTTTTCCAGATTCGTTATGATGGTCTACTGAATGGGTCATTTTGGCCAGGAGACGAAGCTCAGGCAGATCCGCAGGTGATATGCTCTACGCCATGTCACAGGCAACCAAAGATCGCATTGCAATCGCGGTGTCGGCCGTGGGCATTGGGGATTTTGCCCTGGAGGTCTTGCGTATGTTGATCGGGAGTACTCTATCGGCCATCCCGATGCCCTGGATGTACGGATTTCGCGGAGCCGCCTTCCTATCGCTGTGTATTCTGGCGCTGTGGGCTTTTGATCGCTGCCGAAGTTGGGTACTGAACACTTTGCGGGCTACCCAACAGAAGACCACGGAAGCCTTACTGAAGACCATGCAGGCCGCCAAGGAAGAAACCGCACAATCCCTAGAGAGTCTTGCAAAAAGCATAAAGGGAGAGACCGAAACAAGGACGGCAGAGATTAAGACACTGCGCGGCACAGTGGAAGCCCTGCGAGAGGGGCTTTATCTCCTGAAGCAGACCGTGGAATCTAGACGAGGCGGGAATGCATAGCTACGCCTTCTTCCCCCATCGCGCCTTTGCGGCCTTCGCGGCAATCTGGGAGCGTTTTTGGGGTTCGAGAGCGGCGGCCCTGGCTGCACCACCTTTCAGCCCACCCAGGCGCCCCAAGGCGACCGCATGGGGATTTTTGGCCGGGTCGGGGGCCGATGGCTGGTACTTTGCAACTTGCCCGGTCGATTCCAGCATCACCTGGTACGCCAGGACATTTGGGTCTCGGGGGCGCTTCTTTGAGCGGTCAGGCATGATCGATTCCAGTATGGCAGGACCGGGGCCGAAGTCAAGCCCCAAGAATTGTAAACTGACCCACTACCGAGATTTCGACTTCAACGACGGCCACGGAACCCTCCAGTTCTTCCTGACTGGCACGGCCGAATGGCTCGGATCGAACGCAGGCCACACCAATGAGTTCATCGTAGC